CCGATCGGTGTCGATTGACCGTGGGTACGTGTTGCCTGAGGAAGAGAGACAGCCGAGAGGTTGAGGAGTGGATACCATCGTGGTACCTTACCCTTGGGGCTAAGAAGCCATCCCCCTATGCGCAGTTTAACTAGGTTCGGGTTCGCCCGAAAATGTGCCTCGCGCGCGCGTTATTTGAGGAAGAGAAGAGTATGTTCTTCTACTTATATGTCTTTCCTCAATACCTATTAAATTGCCTAGGGGATGGTGTATCCATAAGTTTTACTTGAGACTAGGAATAGTATCAAGTTCTAATAGTATAGACAGATGAGAGAACCCCTGATAGTTATATCTCTTTTGGTGGCTATAGCCTTCTATGCCTACAGTGTCGTAAGGTTCTTAGACTACAACACACCACACAAGGAGCGAGGCAAGTATAGGCTGATGCTTATCATCTCAGCAGTATCAATCCCAGTATTACCATTGACCATGATGGCGATCACAGCGCCGGAGACAAACGCCACACTCGTGGACAAGACCTTTGTGCCATCGGGATATATGTACAACTGGGACGCAAGACAACTAGAACAACGTATAGAGCGCAGAGAGACGCGCTACTACTTCATAGTCCGCAAGGATGATGGTCGAATCGTTGAGGAGCGAGTCGACTCAGCTACCTACGTCAAGACAGACGTGGGTGAAAGAATCCTTGTAGACTAAGGTCACTCAAAAGCAAAGATGGAGCGCACCTGTGTTGCTCATATCGCTAAACGCACTATCTTTGCATCGGTTCCATTTATTGAGTGATTACACGACGTGGGTTCGCCTCTTAGCCATAATGGAGGCAGCCCACACAAGCCCTGGTAGTTCAGTGGATAGAACAAGGTCCTCCTAAGACTTAGACGGCAGTTCAACTCTGCCCCGGGGTACAACACATAGCCGGCCATAAGGTCGGCTATTTTAGTATAAGCAAATAACCAGCAAATAGGAAAAGCAATGAAAATCAAGGTATTACTAACCAAAGAGCAAGAGTTTGAGGTAAAGGAGCAAGATATATACAACCTCATCATCAGGAATATAGAAGCTAATGGGAGGGATCAACACGATCCTAAAGTCGTAAATGACTACCTTTACCTGATCCCGGATATGCTGAGGGTTGCAATAAGTGATAGGTTTAACCGATATTACAAGGACAACTACGACATATTCAGCTTAAAGGATCAAGTAGAAACAGTCAATGAAGTTCAAGAACAGGTACTATCTATCCACAGAGAGAAGATGGAAGAGTACAATGAGAGAATGAGGAAGAGAGAAGAGACGAACAAAGCGCATCAGCATTACAACGATCTCCTCAAGAAGCTACCTAAGTCTCAGCAGACAGCCTTTGGCCCCCTCTTCATAGAGTCGGTGGACGAGCGTGGTCTCAATATGCGACACGAGAATGGCGAGCTGTATGGGATCAAGGAGGATAGAGAAGATGGCTACTTTGACTTTAGTGGCATCAAGGAAGATCTACCCTTCCTCAAGAACTTAAAGTTCTACATCAATCTCAAGAACATCGAAGACTCAATCACGAAGTCAAACTACTCAGGGGTGAAGATAACACCGGACAATGGGCCATCTATCTTCATCCCATTCAACTCAGACTACGACAGGGATAATCACTATGCCACCATCGGCCTCACCTACAATGGTGTGATGGTGACTAGTATAACAATCTAAAAACAGAACCTATGAAGAAAGAAGAAATCCAGGCCATCAAGGCTAGTATGGTCCACTACACCGGTACTAAGACCGTCATGGCAACACCAATGACACGAGGAGAGTACAATGCCCTGCGTGGATGGGAGGTACCAGAAGACGAAGATCCAGCAGATCTAGGCTACCTCGTCCAGTACGAGGGTGACAGCAAGGCTAACGTAGAAGGCTTTGATGGGTATATCTCCTGGTCTCCTCAGAAGCCATTTGACCTGGCGTACAATAAATCTGGAACATTCAAGCAGCGTGTCTTCATCGAGATGGAGCAGCTCTACAGACGCATGTTCCTCCTGAAGAAATATATCCATGGGGAAAGTCCAGACAGCGAACACTACAGACTCTTAATCATCCAGCTCAAGGCCATGGAAACGTACTATCAGGTCCTGTGTGCGAGATATGAGATGCTAGAGAGTAGGTAACAAACACCACAGAAAAGATAACCTCATCCTTCCTCAAGACTAATACTCAATGAGGAGGGTGAGGTTATTTTAGTATGAGACGTAAGACAAAGTAAAGATGGAAAACTTAGAGATAAAGAAGGGATATCAGCAGATGCCATCCCATTGCGCAATAGCTGAATTTCAATTCGGCAATGCGAAAATCAAGTACACCTACGTGCTGAATCAATTAACTCTCGATCGAGACAGAGGACTCTGGACCGCCTACCTAATAAGAACTATTGAGATGCCAGGGGAGAGCGTGATAGGAGAAATGATCAAGACGTGGGTAGGAAGCACTGCCTTATGTGAGGATGAGCTACACGAACTGATCAACAAGGACCGGGAGATGCTAGTAAAGCAGATCCTACAAGAAGACAACGACGAATAGAGCTAAGATATGGAAGAAGGAAGAAAGACCCCATACGCACTACAAATTGTAGAGGTAAAAATAGGGGATAGTGAGAAAGCAAGAGTCTACGCAGTGGTATGCCAATGGGAAGCTCAGAGAATTACTATTGAGTCCGAGATTAGAGATCAGCACCAGATATACAACAGCTCGAGTATGAACTTTAAGTACAAAATGGATAGCTTTAAGCTCATAGACGATAAAATCCTGGAAGCTGGAGGTAAAAGACTCTACATTGTAAAGATGTCGATATACGACAAGTGCCTGGATGGCTCCTGCAAGGATCTCTACAGGTACCAGCTTGTAAAGGCCGAGACCGCCCTACAGGCTAAACAGGCCTCCTCAAAAAGCATGTGGCTGAGAAAGGACCACAAAGACTGGACAATAGAGAAGGCCATTCTAATAGAAGACGTGTACGACATCATCCATATCGGAAAGATTAAGCAAGGATTATAAACAATGAAGACAGCAACATCAACAAAAGAACTGAAGTGGCGCGGCTACTCAGATGAGGGTGTAGAGATCTACTACGCATCAGTGGACAATGAGGAAGGTGAGAAGATCGCTGAGTACACTATTAAGATCTACGGAGCCAAGGGGCATCTCTACATGCAGCACACAGTAAAGAAAGCTGATGGGTGGCCACTATACGGAGGAGAATACCTCATTGACGAAGCACGTAGATGGACCCTCGACTGGGCGAAGGGCGTAGCAGAGAAGCACTTCAAAGAGAATTACAAGCAAGTAGAACAATGAAACAGTCTATAACCGACAGAATCGCCCTGTGGTGCGTTAAAAACATCGGGGTGGATGGATGCCTCCACTTTATAGCGATCGCCTCACTGACGAAGATTGTGAGCCTCCTATGCGGTATCTGGGCAGCTATCGTCATCTCTGCGGCTATCTCGGTAGCCAAGGAGGTGTGGGATGCTAAGAGAGGTGGGTACTTCGACAAGAAGGATCTGGCCTGTGACGCACTGGGCATTCTCTTCGCTCTCCTCATGTCCTTATAGAAGTATTACCTTTGTGCCATAGTCCCTAAGGAAAAGCCAAAGGGCGTAACTATATCATATAGAGTATGGCAAAGAAGTATGTATATCTGAAAGAAGAACCCATCAGCGCTGCAGGTCCTGATGGTACAACCGTGAGGAAGGAAGGATTCATTCCTACCAAGGCTGAGGATATCAAGGTCGAGCAGATCAACCCTGAGGGGGCTAAGCTCAATCAGGAGTACTACCTGTCTTGGGTAAACCAGACTGGTGCTAAGCCCAAGCAATGGCCCGATGGTCGCATCGGTCTAGTTGCTGAGATGGAAGACGATACTAAGAAGTACTGGATCATGGGCCAGGACGGTAACGTCCGAGAGTACAAGAAGTACCCTGGTGGTAGCTTCTTCGTAGAGGACTGGAAGCGTAAGCTCGACCGTTCCTTCGGTATCACTGATGAAATGTGGGAGCGTAAGGACAAGAAGATCGACCTGATCCATGCCTTTATGTTCTTCGTGCTCATCATCGTACCAGCGTTTGCAGTAGTAGGAAACCTAGCATGGTGGCTACACAACGCGGTAAACTAACAAGTATATGGGTAGGCCTAGTGCCTGCCCATAACTATTTAACAACAACAAAGACTATGGAAGAAAACGAAATTCAGCATCTTGTAGGCTTAACACGAGAAGCATTTCTGTGTAAGTGCGCAGTTAGTCTTAAACTGTGGCGTTTGAATAACTACATAAAGAAAGAGATGCCAGAAAACAAGGAAATAGCAGAACTGATGGAAGACTTGGAAGATGCGTACCTGGAGATGTCTAAAGTACAAGGCGCAATGATGGATATCATCGAAGAAGAACATGAGGACTGTTGGTACAACGAAGAGGAAGACAACAACTAATAACAACAATTATGATAGACAAGAAAGAAATCGACTACCTCTACATCGCCACAACAAGAGCATTAAAGTGTGCACTTAGAACTCAGAGTGACTTAGAGGACATACAGGAGTATGTAGAGGAGCACCTCGCAGATAACGAGGAGATCAAGAAGCTATTGTCAGAGCTTGAAAAGGACATGAGGAAGAGAGATCATGCAGAGAGCGTCATCCTTGGAATCATCCACTATCACCACGAAGACGAAAACTAGAATCAAAAGTATTACTATCTTTGTGATGCTATAATCATTTTAAGAATCAAGTCAAGTATTGTAAGGGTCTGTCCGGGAGGATCGGCCCTTATCTCGTTTAACAACACAGGAAATATGAGAAAGCTAAAGGTCAAGAAGACCAACCTAATGAAGATCATCGATGAGCTTCAGAACACCGTAGCGTGCTACAAGGCACTCTACATGAACGAAACAGACGAATGTGCCTACATGGGGGAAGAGTGCTTCACCTCAGAAGTACTACGCGTCACAGACACTGAGGATGAATGCTATACCTGTCTCCTCACAAACAAAGATCTCTATGATGTTCTAAGAATCACCAAGCGATACCCAGAGACCATCTTCATCTGGATTGAGGAGCTTGGTTTGTGGGGTCTCGTGATCCAGTCCTTCGGTATGCTATACAGTGGTGTAGAGATGTACGAGGTGGCTGAGGAAGGAGATGAGGATGTGATGGAGGTAGAGTTCCCATTCCCAGGGGGGGATGACCCTGAGGAAGACGACGATGAGGAAGAGGATGAGGAATAATCCTTATCTTTGACCTGTCGTTACTGACAAGCTGTATCGCCAAGGCGACATAGTTGTGCTTATTATAGTTGATGGTATTGGGGGTGGCTTCTGACGAGGTCACCCCCTTATCTAAGAAAATCAGTAACATGAGTACAAAGCATAAGAAGAAAAGAACTAAGAATTACAAAGGTCCACCTATGGATAGAGAAGGAATGCGCAACGTGCTAGTCCGGTTGCTTATGGTAAATAAGGCTAAGCATATCCTCCTCAACCTACCTACAGGCTTTGGGAAGTCCGCGCTGGCTATCGAAGTGATCAACTGCATCAAAGACATCAAGAGCGTGCTCTTGCTAGTCAATGAGGTTGGTCACGGCAAGAACTGGGAAACGGAGTTTGAGAAGTTCCTGAGGAAGGAGGGAGTAGAATGCGAGACCTATTGCTACCACTCTATGCACAAGCTGGCAGGTAAGGAGTACGATCTCATCATCGCTGATGAGGCACATCACCTTGTCACCGACAAGCGTAAGGAGGCGTTCATGGGCTTCAAGTCTACCTATACTGTCTTCCTCAGTGCCACCCTCAAGGAGGACGAGGTTCTTCTCCTCAGACACTTTAGGCCAGGACTCAAGAAGCTCAAGGTCTCCCTGAAGAACGCCATTAAGTCTGGTGTACTACCGGAGCCTGAGATCTGGGTGATGCACTCTAGCCTGGACAACAAGGTAGCCAATCAGTTTATCAAAGTGGTCAGAGATCCCGACAAGCCCTTCACCGTAAAGGCTGGGTACGACAAGAGATTCTTCTGGATCTCTAAGAAGCACAACCCATCAGCCAATGTGCTGATCAGCTGTACGGAGAAGCAGTACTACGACTACATAGAGAGCCGAGTAAGCTGGGCTAAGGATAACTTTGACCAGCAGCCTACAGAGTACAATAAGCAGGTATGGCTTAACGCTTGTATAGATCGTAAGAAGATACTAGGGGAGATTAAGACATCACGAATCAAGCATATCACTGATCGCATCCGCGCTAAGGGTAAGAGATTCGTATGCTTCGTCTCCTCAATAGATCAGGCTGACGCTCTTAACTATGAGTGCAGCATCCACTCTAAGAAGAATAACAATCAAGCAATACTCGACAACTTCAACGAAGGACAGATCGATGAGATCTTCGCTGTAGGTATGCTACAGGAAGGATACAACCTCTTCGACTGTGAGGTAGGCGTTATCTCTCAGCTCGACGCAGGGGAGCGAGGCGTGATTCAGAAAGTAGGACGTGTCCTACGCCATGATAAGCCACTTGTAGTCATCCTCTGTATCGACAACACCAGAGATGAGGACTTCCTAAAGTTGGCCCTTGAGGTTATCGGTGATAGCCAGAAAGTGTACCACTCAAGATGACAGACATTTCATTCGGACAAATCATATTCAATGACGCTTATCTGGAGAGCATAGGGCTCACCTACCAGGAGATGGCACTACTCATGAGTAGTAGGATGCTCGTGGCACCTAAGGGTACCGGAGAGCACCTCTACAATGAGATAGGCCATATCGTCAATATCGTCAAGGAGGGTGATGCATACTATGCAACAGCTGAGACTGACGCTATTATCTGGAAGGCTATGAGGTTTGGCTCTAGGGAGATGGATGAGGTAGAACTCGCCAGAGAACTTCTCTTCCATTACAAGCCCGGAAAGCAGGACAATATAGTCTCTCTCTCTTCCTCAATCCGAGCGTTCCGACAGAAGTACCCACAGATCTCTATATGGTCGCTCAGAGAGGCTATATCAAAGTACAGGAGTACTAGGACGATCATAGAGCCACTGCAGATGCATAAGGTGATAGCCCATGTAGATGCAGATATGAACTTCCAGAGCGTCATATACCACCACGTCAAGAACATCAGACACATATTAAGATGAGTAAGATACGATCTAGCGCTGAGGAATTGACGCTAGCTAGACAGCTAAGGGCGCTCTACCCGAAAGGGAAGAGGCCAGGCTACTCAGTGCCGTTTGCTGGGGCACCAGCGAACATAGCAATATCACTAACCAACTTCCGTACAGTCTTTGACCCCAATAGGGAGATTGAGGAAGAGGTCATCATTGAGGCTACCAAGAAGTACGTCGACTCACTAAGAGGAGACTGGACTTACCTGAGAGGCCTTGAGGACTTCATCTTCAGCTACGGAGGCACACCACAGAATCCTAAACATGAGTCCTACCTCCTCAACTGGATCGAGCTCGGAGACGAGATGATCGTAGAGGAAGAGGACTGGACACAAACCCTAGTATAACAAACAAACAAATGAAGATTTCAAAAAGCGTAATCAAGAATGGCGATGGTTATCAGGCTACCATCTGCCTTTACAGCGAGACTGATCCCCACGAACAGCCTGTATACACACACTTCGTAGCAGAAACACCCAAGTCAGCCATCGTAGGAGCACGCCTCAAGATGCTCGCTCTATTTGAGAAGGCTCAGAGCAGAGCCATCAATATGCGTATCGAGGTAGGAGCTCTTCTCCTCAAACTAGACCCAAATGAGTACGGTGAAGAAGAGGTCACTAACGGATAAAGTCCTGGACCTCATTGGTGCAGCTCAGGCTGTAGATGATGTCCAGCAGAATATCATACCTTTGTCCTTCCAGAGGTTCAAGCGGAGCTTTCCTGGCATCCAGAGAGGGACGTATCACCTGATTACGGCTTACTCAAATGGAGGTAAATCACAGTTCACCTGTGCCTACTTCCTTTTTGAGCCTATCCTCAAGGCGTTCTATTCTGGTGGGCGTACCAAGGTCAATGTCATAGCATTTCCTCTTGAGGAGACGCAGGAAGATATTATGCTGAGGTTCATCAGCTACCTACTCTATCGTAACATCAAGAAGATCGTCCCTAAGTCGGTCCTCAAGGGTACTCACCCTGAGAAGAAGATCGATGAGGAGACGAAGAAGTATATGGAGACAAGGGACTTTCAGTCCTTCCTCAGATACTTTGAGTCTTGTATGTACTTCAGCACGGCTGATACGATGGAGGGGATAGAGTATGATGTAGACAGATACGCCGATATGCACGGCACCATAGAATATGAGGAGAAGGAAGAGACGGATGAAGTGACCGGGGTGATCACCACTACCAAGGTACCGGAGTCCTACAAGATTGCAGACGACAACAAGTACGTGATCATCTGGATCGACCACCTCTCTCTCATCATGCCGAGCAAGGGCGAGTCTCTCAAGGCTTCTATGGACCGACTGAGCAAGTACCTCAAGAAGAAGGCAGCTAACTTCTACAAGTTCATACCTGTGGTTGTACAGCAGCAATCAGGTGAGAACGAGACTCAGGAAGCTGTCAAGGCTAAGCGTACTCGACCAACACGCTCAGGTCTAGCTGACACTAAGTACACATATAGGGATGCTGATGTTATGATGGGGATCTACTCACCAGCTGTACACGACATCCCTCAGTACGCAGGGTATGATATCAAGAAGTACAGAGATAACATCAGATTTCTATCAATCGAAAAGAATAGGGACGGAGAGGTTGGAAGTACGATCGGACTTATTTTCTGTGGAGCAATGGCCTTCTTCAAGGAGGCTAAGAAGCCGGAAGGTGAGGCTGGATCTGTAGCTGACGACCTCAAACTAATAGAAACATTTCGTAAGTAATAAGCATGGCAAAAGCAATCATTGTCGCTGGTAAGACTGGTACAGGCAAGTCTTACTCAATGCGCAACCTCAGACCTGAGGAGACGCTGATCATCAACGTCGTGCCATTGAAGGATATCCCCTTCCGTGGCTATAAGAAGAAGTTCAACACGCAGAACCGCAACTTCGTAGAGACTGATGACTACCATCAGATCATGAAGTTCATCGCCTCTACCAAGGCTGATGGTCCTCTCAAGCACATCAAGACCGTCGTCATCGATGATACGATCTACCTGATGCGTAACGAGAGTTTCAACACTATCCGAGCAGGAGAGAAGGGCTACGACAAGTTCAACCGCATGGCAGCGAACTTCCAGGAGTTACTCTACTTCCTCTCTAAGCAACGTGCGGACCTGCAGGTAGTCCTGATGATGCACATAGAGAAGGACGACGACACCACCCTGGAATTTCCAGAGTACAAGCTCTCCTCAGTAGGTAAGCTGGTAGACAAGCAGTCTAACCCGCTGGAGCTTGTCACCGTCACCCTCTTCACAGACGTAGAGTTTGATGATGAGGAAGACGAACCTATCTACCGCTTCATCACTCGCAGGACTAAGCGTCATGGCTTCACCATCCCAGCTAAGTCACCTGTAGGTATGTTTGAGGAGAGGTACATCGATAACGACCTTCAGAAAGTCCTAGACATCTCACGTGAGTACTATGAGGAAGAAGGGACTATGGTAGAGCCTCCTAAGAAAGAAGAAAAGCCCTCTGCAGCTAAGCCAGCCAAGCCTGCCGCAGAGATCAAGTAATAACCATTAACAATTATAAGCATGGCATCAAGAACAGAAGTAACAGCAATGCGCTGGATCCTCAAGGTCATCGAAGACTACAACGCTAAGGTAGCCGGTCTTGAGGAGAAGAAGACAGTAGTAGCATCTAAGTGCGAGGAAGAGGCTCAGCGTGCAGCACAGCGTGCAGCAGAGGCTGTACGAGCTCGCTACGCCAAGAAGATCGAAGCTATGGGTGTAGAGGAAGAATCCTACAAGACACTCATCGACCTCAACGCTGAGCACCTCAAGAAGCTCACCGGTGGCCTCAGCCCCAAGGAGTTTGCTGACCTCAGTCACGACGAACAGATGAAGATCGTAGTCGTCATCCCCAGTGAAGAGGACCAGGAGGAAGCTGAGGACGAACAGCCAGACCTCGAAGAACCTGAGGAAGACGAGACACCAGATCTCGATCCTGAGGAAGAGGAAGAAGAGGACACCGTCCCAGTAGAGGATGCTGACACCACGGAGTTTGTACATCCTGCAAGCTACGATCATGAGGAAGAGGACAAAGACCCCTTCTCCTCATCGATCGATGATCTCCCCTTCAACTAATCAAGAACCATTCATAACAACATAACAAGACAAGTATTATGGCATTTGCAAAAGGCGAAAACAATCAGTCGCTCTCCCTCAACTCAGAAGCACGTGACGTGTATGTAGGTATCACACCTGTACGTATCACCGCAGTCAACCCTACCAACGCTGAGCTCAGCGAGATCCTCGGTCGTAAGATCGAACGTGACGAGCCTAAGTACTCAGGCACCGCAGAGTACAAGGACGAGCAGGGTAATGTAGAACGCACCGTAGACTACGTAGATATCGTCTTCCACGTAGAAACTCTTGAGGAGATGGCAGATGGGCGCAAGCTCAACTCTTCCATCCGCTTCCGACTCTATAAGGAGTTCTTCCAGTCTAAGGGCGACAACGGCAAGCCTATCCGCTATCAGGTAATCGATAAGTATGGTAACACCGCATGGGCTACGGCAGAACAGGTAGAGGCTAAGCAAGAGGTCGTATATGACAGCGGCTTCAAGGCTCGCATCTTCCCTGGCTTCCGCCGTGCTGTACGTGGTGAGGAAGATCTCGTGAAGTTCATCCGCACGTTCCTGCAGATCCCTGAGACACACCAGTACGACAGCAACACGAAGCAGTGGCTCCCCATCGCCAACCTTCAGGAAGCTGAGTGCTGCATCGATGATATCAAGAGTCTCCTCGCTGGAAAGATGAAGGAGCTCAAGGGTATCGTGAAGGTCGGTGAGCTTCGTGCTATCAAGCTGATGTTCACGGCTCGACAGGACAAGGATAACCCATCGGTATTCTATCAGTCGGTCTACAATCGTCTCTTCTTCACGTCCTATGCTAAGTCTACCTATATCAACAAGCAGGTAGCTAAGCACATCGATGAGCTCGCTGCCTTCGGTGGATCTATCAAGGATCAGTTCTCTACGGACGCTATCGCACCCTTCGCAGCTAACACGATCTCTACGTTCGCTACCACGCCTAAGAACGTAGGTGCAGCTACGGCAAGCAGTGCTGAACTCTCCGGGGATGATGATCCCTTCGGTGGTGCTAGCACCGCTGACCCCCTCGCAGGTGGAGCTCAGGCAACTGGTGATGACGATCCCTTCGCTAATGAACCCGCTCCGTTCTAATGGCGTTTGGACTGGGAACAGCAGATAGTGACCGGTTCATAGATGAAGCTCGGGACCTCGCCATGCTCAAGGAATACCTTGGCGTGGAGAGGATCCCCTGCCTCATCAGATCTCCGATGAGACTAGATAGAGGTGCCTCCTTCTCGATCTTCAAAGGTCGAAAGGGAGGCATTCTTTATAAGGATCATGGGACCGGCGAATCAGGGTCTGTGTTAAAATTGATATCTTTGCTCACAGGCGAGACAAGAGCCAAGCTCATCGAGGACTTCGGGAACAAGACTATCAAGAATCACAACAGGTTACAGATGGAGGTTGTAGATCAGATCATAGACATATCTGTCACTACGCGCGAGTTCAGTGCGGTGGATGAGAAGTATTGGTCTGCCTATGGTATCACCACTAAGGACCTTGCGGAGTTCGGTGTGTATGCTGTCAAGACCATCAGTATTAACAGAGGTAGTGGATATAGGACCTTCCCAGCGGAGGTGCTATCCTATGCCTATGTAGAGAATAAGGATGGACGTATGCACATCAAGGTATACCAGCCGAAGAGTCAGAAGCTCAAGTGGCTATCCAACACCGATGCCTCAGTCTGGAACCTGTGGACTCTCCTGCCTCCTCAGGGGAAGAGACTCATCATTACATCATCTAGGAAGGACGCTATGTGCCTATGGAAAACCTTAGGTATCCCAGCTACAGCAATGCAGTCTGAAGGCACTAAGCCCAACCATAAGGTGATGATGGATCTCTTTAAGCGTTTTGAGGAGGTGTACCTATTGTATGATAACGACTTCGAGTCTAACGTCAACAACGGACAGCACTACGCTGCGGTGTTACGTGAGAAATATCCTAAGCTCATCAACCTGGTCCTACCCAAGGACTATGGATGTAAGGACCCATCAGATCTTGCAGAGACCTATGGGGTGGATGTTATGGCCGAGGTTGTGCTGACACTAATGTATCATGACGGGAAACAAGAAGATCAGGGGAGCCTCCTGGACGGAGTACAAGGGGATCAAATTCCGTTCTAAGCTAGAGGAACGGTTCTTCAAGGTATGTGAGAACCACGGCCTGAATGTTATCCACGAGCCGAAGAAGATGACGCTCATGGAGAAGTTCGAGCCCAAGAAGGTGAACTTCCACTCATCAATGTACAAGATCGTGAATGTGGTAAGAGCCATCACATACATGCCTGACTTTGTCTATATGACGAAGACCCAACTGCACATCATAGAGTGCAAGGGCTTCGCCAATGACGTTTACCCTGTCAAGAGGAAGCTCATACTACAATACCTAGAACAGCTCAAGACAGATCTCGAGATACACTTCTGGGAGATCAAGACAGTAAAGGACATCAAAGAATTTATAGAACATACTAAGGATGAGTAACCATCCAGACTTTAGAGACCTTGCTTGGGATGTGAGCAAGGAAGTCTATCGTGCGGATCCAGCCTTGTCGTATAGTAAGATCTCTCGCTTCCTCAGAGAAGGCATAGGGAAGATCGACAACCTCGACGACAAGGTCACATCTGCATCCTTGACCTTCGGGTCCCTGGTAGACTGTCTCTTCACAGCGCCAGAGGAATTTCCTGAGCGGTACGTGGTAGCCAATGAGGACAACGTGCCATCAGGGAAATTGAAGGACGTGATAGACCTTCTCCTTTCCTCAACCACTTATGCTAAGGTGGTAGAAGTCCCTGAGGAAGAGATACACAGGGCCTGCATTGAGTGTAAGTACTACATCGATGATAGGTACAAGTCCTCACGACTGAAGAACGTACACGGCTGTGCTGAGTACTTTGACGCTGTGAGGAAGACACAGGGGAAGAACATCATCACCCAGGACCAGCTTGACAAGGCTATGGCCTGCGTCAATGCCCTACGAGCTAATACAGGCGTATCAAAGCTCCTAGAGGTGCCTGTGTTTGACGGTGAGATCTTCTACCAGCAGAAGTTCACAGCTAAGATGGGCCGTGTAGGATTGCGCTGTATGGCAGATATCATCACTGTGGACCACGCCAAGAAGCTGGTTAGGATCATTGACCTCAAGACAACTAGCAAGGTCGAGGACGACTTCCCAGAGTCAGTTATCGAGTGGAACTACGGCATCCAAGCTCAGATGTACTATGATATCATCAGGGCCAGGATGAATCAGCACGAGGACTTCAAGGACTACGAGCTTGACGACTTCCACTTCATCGTGGTGCGTAACAACGGCACGCCACGACCTCTAGCATTCAAGTTTGACCAGACGAAGGGCGGCAAGGTTGGCTATACCATAGGAGACCACAGCGTACCATCGTGGCGTAAGGTAGCCGCAGAGCTTGAATACTACCTCTCCTCAGGCGTTAGACACTACAAGGAGATCAACGCCGAGGAAGTCAACTCTATCGAGAACGTCTATGCGAAGAGGCTATAAAGCATCCACCGTTGTGATGACGGCAGAGAAAGGTCCTATACCATTGAGGGACGCTAACGGTTGCACCTTCCTCACTGAGGAAGGGCTACGTAGAGGGCGTATCATGTATGGGGAACCTACACGACTCAAAACTTGCTCTTATGTACCTATCCCCATGTTGGGATCAGTCCAGACACCTGTGGCAGTGATGCCTGAAGAGATTGAGGAAAGGCGTGATGGTCTTTTCCTTCCTTCTTTTTCTGTTGCTCTTCCTCTCTCCCACATTATGATTGAGAGAGAATCTGAGAGGGAATGGTTTGCCTATGGTGTTTTGGTTGGGGTACATAGACGTGAGGAAAGGATGATGACAGACACACTAACCATCTTTGATGAGCGAGCCTTCAGCAAGTTGCAGAAGAGCGCACTACTCTACATCAAGGAAGGCCAGAGAGGCTTCCGTGTCCTTAATACCATAGCAGTATCTAATAGGGGCGATGTGATCAACAGCAGTCAGGTATCAGTTAAGCATAAGGTTGCGTACTTGCGAGGCCTGATGTCCGGACTGACCAAGGAGATCACTAACACCTATAACGATCACGCAGTCATATACAGGATGGCCGATATGTCCGATGAGGAGATCAAGATGTCTTGTGTATCTGGCATGTGGTATATAGGGCACGGACCTTTCGGTCCTAAGTTCATCCCGAGGCTACAGGAGAACGACCTTGCGGTCAAGAGGATCCTGGAGGACAGGGAATGGGACAATGTGTGTAACGTGTACTTCCCGGGTACAGATGAGCCCATAAGATTTGCCGCACGCAACGGTATTGCTTTACGGTCTATGTCAAAAGAAGACGCATTCAGGGAATAAGGTAAGGGGGACCAGTTGCAGCTGATCCCCCTTATTACCCCTATATAGTACAATCAAAGAAAGAATAGAAATACTAAGAACAAAACAAATATAAGCGCAATGAAAACGATCCGCAATTTTATCTTCACTCGAGAGAAGAAGGCCATCACAAGCATCACACGCAAGTATGAGCAGCGCACCATCCTTGACCTCAAGGTATCAAATATCAAGGTCACAGGATTCCTCTATGAGGAAGAGACAGTATGGTTCGGTGGTCTCTTCTCCTCACGCCACTTCCGTAAGGAGATCGTGAGTAACCTACCAGCCTCAGTAGCCCTGGGTATGGAGCGTATGGGATATGAGATGCTCATCAGGGATATTGAGAACGAGCTAGATGAGGAAGCATTCAAGTACCTGAAGAAGGGGTATGTACGAGAACCCTACGACAAGCCTGAGGCTAAGGGACACGAGGGCTTCCACGTAGAAGCATGCTAACAACGACTAATAAGCAACGACTATGACTATCAGAGAACAGATTTACGAATCCAAGGTACGAGTAACGACAAGTAAGCGATACCTTGAAGACCCCAATGAGAGGGGTCTTGAGATCCTCCTCAAGGACTTAGACTACTGGGATGATGTTGAGGATCTCCTAGAGGAATACTATGGGGATGATGAGGAAGGGGAACTCGAGGTTAAGATCCTTGAGGTAGAGGGTATCGATGATGACCGCATCTACAAAGAGGGCAGCAACGAGATCGATGAATCCTTCTTCACGACTAAGGATGCGTTTGATGAGCTTGACGAGGACCTACATGAGGCCTTCGAGGCTTACATCTGCAACTACTACTTTAACCCATGGGAGATAGATACAAGCGACTCAGCCAGCTTCGAGGACCGATACAAGGGCCAGTACTACAGCGAAGAAGACTTTGCTGAGGAGCTAATGAACGAGTGCTACGGAGAGGAGATCGAGAAGGTAGAGAATATCTCACCATACTTCAGATTCGACCTTGACGCTTTCGCAAGAGACCTCTTCATCAGTGACTACACATACGTTGACAACGAGGTCTGCGGCAAGCGGGGCTTCGTATTTTCAGACTACTAATATGGAAGGCGGACTAAGACGCGCGCGACTATACGTCACGACACAGCTCATTGCTATGCGCAATGACGACACTAAGAGGTACAGCATCGGTAAGTGGACCACGCCAGGCAACTATGACTCTGTAGAGGAGTATATGGCTGCCTGCAAGGCTCTCTTCCCTAAGGAGAGGAATCCAGATATCCTCTTCCTCAAGACCTCTAACTTTCCTCAAGGGCTTATCTGCGAGGGAAGACTCTCTCAGGCCTTCTACAAGGTCCACAGAGACCTCCTTGAGGAAGAGCTGGAGGATTACCTTATCTGGGAGGAATGGGCCAACAGAGGCTGCAAGAGAGGCCCAGGAAAGCCTTATGACTGGCCTATGTATGTCTGCGAGCCTGCACTCTTCAGAATGCAGCTGGTGGGTAAGGGCTATGAGAACCTTGAGAACTTCATCCATGGCAACAAGCGCTGGATGGATCATCGCTTTCCTCAATTCCAATTCCTACCGTCAGAGGCTATGGCTGAGGAAGAGGTAGTGAAAGCCTGCTATGAGGCCTATAAGGGTAGAGTCTTCCTCAAACAGTTTGAGGTACCAATCGATATAAAGTAAAGGTTATGAAAGAGCTAAGAATAGAAAACATACCAATCAAAATCAATGGCGCTGAGCTTACAACAATAATTACAACAGGTTGTGAGGTGGTATGCTCAGAAGGCAACTACGAAGCTGCATTCCTGGATATTAAAATCAGGTATAATAAGACAGCTGAGGAACTGAAAGCCTTAGCAGATCAAGGGGATATGAGTTGGTGCACTGTAGAGGGAGTTCAAGGATGGGAGGATGCCCAGATTAGACTCTTCGAGATCACGCAGGGGAATCTAGTCTTCCTCATTGAGAACGCAGACGACATCAATGCGAGTACCGCAAGAGAGTTTGTGGCAACGACTCAAGAGATATACCAAGATGAGAGTACTATATTCTATCACGCCTCATACGACAGGAGTACCGGCAAGATCAGTCTCTCAGCTGGAGGAGATGAAGATACGGACCACATGATAAATAAAGAAGAGGTAGAAAGCCACGTCATCATCATCACAAAAGAATCATTAAAGAAAGAACAACTATGAATAACGAGAAAAGAGAAGATTTAATCATCGCCAGATTCTGGCTAGAGGTTGTAAATCTAGAATTAGCACACCTCTGGGGAAACGACTTTGAAGTATTCAAGGATCATCTATACGGACGATTCGAGAATCTTACAAGATATGCACAGTATATCATCGAGGAGTGGGATAGATCTAACTTCATCCAATTCCAGCTTAGTGGCAGAATTAAGCCTAGTGACGTGCTAAACGACGAATACTACATGAGTGAGGTGTACCCATTCAAGTACCCCAACCCAGAGGATCCCGATGATGATACGGTCTACATCTTCCACACTCAAGGGTACTATGATCGCATGGACGGATAAGTATTAAGCGACAAGGATATGAATAAGATAAAAATAGCAACAGTGCCCAAGCCGCTTGAATGGCGCAGAGGTGTGAAGAAGCACTACGAGGATAGCATTGACGTGCTAAGAGCACTAAACGCACGGCTAGGGCCAGATACAGACCAATACTATCAGATAGAGATACAGAGAAAGAATGGTATCTCATATCTAAGTATAGTGATACGTCAAGGTGATGATGAGGAGCAACTCCAAGAGATTGCAAACTCACGAAACACGCAAGAGCTAATAGAGCTAGCTGAGGAATATCGGCTTCGGAGTATCGGAGACTTTGTCTGTGGACAAGTCAGTCAGGCTGAGATCTTAGAGGATATGATGCCACTGCTGAACTGGAAGGATGTAGAGCTACCAACTATGTCAGGCTTGAAATCGTGCATCTACGCAAAGATCCTAAGCCTGAGCAAGGATGGCGAGCTGTACTTCCTCATCTCCCAAGGTGTTACCGAAAGGTACTACCTAGAGATAAAGTGCTGTCTAGACTCAGAAGACACGGTCAAGGAGGTCATTTATACCGACAACGACCTAGAGATGGTTAAGGACTTTGCTAAGCGGTACAGACTGTATCAGGTAGCAAAGAGCCTTACCGGAGGATAATCACCTGAGGAAGAGAGAGTAGGTGGAAACATCTTTCTCTCTTCCTCAGCCACTATAACCAAGATGGAACAAGAAAGAGAAATACTATTTGGTGGATACAACGCCAGGAATGAGTGGGTCACTGGATCAGCCTGTCATGACGATGACAATATCGGATGGCTGATATTAGGACCATACATGAGCGAAGAAACAGATGTAGCATGCGTAGCCTATGTCTATCAATACACAGGTATAGACCTCAAAGGCAAGGAGATCTTTGAAGGGTGCAGGATAGTAGGTGGCTATCAATGGATGGATAGAGACGGTACAGCGATGTCTAGAGAGATAGATGATGTCGTAGTATTCTCTAAAGGATGCTGGGTACTTGAGAGTACAGGTGAGAGCCTATACGACCTACTTAACAATGACCAGCTATACTGGGATGCAGAGATGTTAATGCCGGAAGAATGAAAGAGATGGAGCAAAACATGAGCTTTAACGGTGAGCTTCTCACTGTCAAGGATAATACAGGTACTACCTCGGTACCGGTAGAGAAGCATGGAGACTTCTACTACCTGCCGAAGAGATACCTGTATGGATTCTGTGTAGCTATAAGTCATAATGCGATATACTACTGCAGAGATTCTATGGTGATGTCACAGGATAAGCTAACAGCTGAGAACCTGAGGAACGCCAAGGAGTCTCTAGTAGCCAAGATCATGACCACCATAGCAGAGAAATTACTAAGCTAAACAACAAGAGAACTATGTATACAGATCGAAGATTTCAGGCCTACCCAGACGCTAAGGTCTACGTAGTGCCATACGAAGAGTTTCAGAAGATGGACCTCAACGACACCGAGACTAAGCACACGTGTGGCCAGTGGGTAAACCTATACCCATTCTCAAGTAACCACATGTTCAACACCTACTGCAAGGCGTTAAACTACGGATACGAGAAGGTGCCACCAAAGATCCTTGGCACTAGCGATATGCCAGCGTTCTTTATGAAGAACTTCGAGTTACGACCCGAGTTCTTTCAAATAAATCATAGCCTCAACAAGTCCGACACCAAGGCTTACGAGTTCTGGGTGGAAGCTCAGATGGAGTACTTCAAGGGAAATGAGGAGAAGGTAAGATTCGATATCGACTCTTTCTGGGACAACCACCTAGGATCCTATGATGACGTAGAGGACTTCGCAGACTCGGTAGAGTCGAATCCTATCAGGTACGAGCTTGACGTGGATGTCACAGGGATGACCAAGGAGGAGATGCTCTCATCAGAGGAATTTATGGACAGCTTCATTTACGGAGGAGAACACAACTACTTCTTCAAGAAGCCTAACTGGTAAAAAGAGATATGGAACAAGAAAAGAGAATCTTCGATGGAGCATGGGTAGCCATAGCTCCGGTAAGAGACGATATGGTCATACGTGAGGAAGTGATCAGAATCGACCTATCAAATATGGTAGATAAGGATGAGTTCAATCATCACGTAGCAAAAGCCATAGGCACATCAAGCACGCAGGTAATTGCATCATATGGAGTACCTGAGGTACTACTAAACAAAGGGAGCATCGACTACGAGTTCTTTGAAGCCAACAGAAAGCTCAAAGCGAATCTAAGAGAGCCGTATGAGATATGGTTGAAGAGGCAGGCAGAAGAATTTGATTGGAACGCATCAGCATCACCAGACTCTTTCGAGACTGAGTATTTCGGCAAATTCGAATCTATGGAGGAATATGCAGTAGAGGAGATTGAGTTTCTTGATAGCCACTACCAGCTGCCTATGAAGCTCTCAGGTAAGATGATCCCAGAGCGACTACTGGAAGATAAGGACTTCATGGACTTGCTTTGGGTGATGGAAGGCCGGACACCGTTTGACTGGAAGAAGGTGATCTACGTATTCCACACGCAAGAATACCTGGACATAATCGACCCACTATAACGCTCGCTACCATACTTACTATAAATATATATACAAGAAGAGGGGAAGGTGCTGATAATCAGTGCTTTCCCCTCTTTTTTTTTTATACAGCACTGTATAAAGAATCTGAATTTAGTATACAGCATTGTATAAAATCCAAATACTTTTCCTACCTTTGCAGTACAGAACGATAACAACAGATAGATATGGCAACTCCAAGATGTCCATTCGCCATGGACTTAGCCCTTGAGGCAGAATTTCAGAACAGGTATAGGTACACCACACAGAAGGATCTCCACGTTGTGACAGGCGAGGGAGAGATGACTGACGTGGATCTAGCCGTCAGACAGAAGGAGATGGTAGATGTCTCACAGCACGTACGTGTCTACCCTAAGGGCTTTCAGGTGATGTCCAGGCTATCACCATCGGCACTCATTATCTTCGCAAGGCTGTCCCAGGGTCTTGATGAGGAGAACTGTGTAGTGCTGGACGCAAAGGTTATTTCTGAGGAAGAGGGTATTGCTCTCAACTCTGTGTATCGTGGATTGCGTGAGCTGATTGAGAAGGCTGTTATCTCTCGCCGGCAGATACGCCGCTACTGGGTTAATCCTCTTTTTATGTCTCGAGTTAACCGAGTACGGCTTTATCAGGCTTACATGCGTGACGTGGTGGATCCCATTGAGGAAGCCACGAATATCTCTCTTGAGGAAGAGGTAGGCATTGTACCTGTGCTTGAGGAAGAGCCAAAGGATGCTATCGTTGTTGCCCTTATTCCTCAGGAGCTTGTACCGCAGAGTATTGACGTGCAGGTTATCAATACTAACGAGAACGGCTATACGTATGTAGCTACTACGGAGCAGGCTTTGAAGGGTTCCCCGACTCTTAGCGCTTCTATACGCCCTTACCGATTAGATAGGAAACGTTACGACCTTATGCCTTCTACCCTTCCTCAACCGGCATCATCAGTTAAACCCCATATAGTAGAATCATGATCATCTTAGAACCATCAGTCTCCCTGTACGAGTGTGGAGACGATTTAGAGGCCCATATCGCACGATGTGCGAGCGTGTGCTACGATTCCTCACCGAAGGATAATAAGCGTCTCTGTGAGCATTTGTGGCGCTCTGGGCATAGGTCTATGTTCCGTCACACCACCAGGTATTACATGATACCATCAGATCACGCTCACGTAACAGCACGCCTCAGTCAGTTTACGCATGTAGTCTTTGAGCATGCTAGCCTTGGCAGGGACCTTAATGGACAGGCTGTATTTGGTGTAATAGCCTATGTGGCCAGCAATGGTCAGGCTTATGAGGAGAACGATAAGGAGTACCTACGCGAGGAATGGAGGATCCCTGCAGAGAAAGCACCTGAGTCCATCCGCAGATACACCATAGAGTGCGTCACCTCTATAGATATCTCACGAGAGCTGAATAGGGTATCGCCTAACGCCATAGCAGAGAGCAGCACGAGGTTAATAATCTACGGCACGAAGAAACGTCCAGACCTACCTATACTCAAGACAGTGTTTGCTGATGAGGACCCTGAGCGCTGGGAGGATAGCCTAAGGAAGTTCAAGATGGACGAGGAGTACTACTTCTCTCTCCTCAAGAAAGGACACCCAGTGGATTACGCCAGGAAGCACCTCCCATTAGGCACGGCAACGAAAGTTGTCTACACTTACACCAGGCGAGAGTGGGACGAGATTTTCCGAAAGCGTGTTGATGGAGAGACCGGTGAGCCACACGTAGATGCTAAGGATGTGATGACCAAGGCAAGGGATCTCCTGGATAAGCAGTAACTTAGGGGTGCGTACTTTCGGGTGCGTACCCCTTCTTTTTGGGATAGAATCACATATAATATAGACTATGCATTGTAGAATACTGAGCCCTGAAACGCACAGGAAGATCAAGGAGCTGATCAAGAAGTCCGTACATGATGGGCAAGAAGGTATGAGTCCAATCAAGCACCTGGCCGACGAAGTAGAGAAGGTACAGGCGCTTATTGCTTATACCGAGATGACGCAAGGGTACGAGTTCACTGATGACCAGCTGACCAAGCCAAGCACAATTAAGCTACTTGAGGCGAAGTACTCAGAGCTTGCTGCCAATGATAATACTGAGCAGGCAAGCAAGGTCCTGGAGAAGATCGGGGAAATGAAGCCTGATGGTAGACCTATCCAGGATACCGAAGGCTATAAGGGTGTTATGTCCTTTGTTCCTCATAGGATCAAGAACGCTCTTGTGAACCAGTCCTACAAGTTCCTCGATCAAGATGCCATATCTGCGGTTAAGGACCTTAATGGAGCTATCATCGTGGAGATGCTTGACAGGATACAGAAGAAGCTGGCGAGGTATGCTATAGACAGGAAGGACGTAGAGTCTAACATTTATCGTGTTGGCAGTATCGTCAATGATGGCTTCAAGGGATACCGCAAGGCTGATGGAAGCATCAATACCGGTGCTATCCTAAATGAGCTTGTGAGGAAGGGACAGGATGAGAAGGTCAGCCCTGACGCTATCAGCAGGATCAAAGAAACGTTTCTTGAAGTGGCCACTGAGCTGGTGCATGACGCTATGAAGGCGCAGATGTCCATCATTGACGTGTTGCAGAGTGTAGCTGGCAATGGTGAGATCCGCATGTTGTCTATAGCCGAGCGCAACGCTATGGGGGTGGTTGACTCTACTATCTACTCGCTCATCTCTACAGAAGCTAAGAACATGATCGACAAGGGTGCGAGGACCTTGCGTGACGCATCGGTCCTTGGCTATAGGCAGAACCCAGACGCATCGGCACAGGCTATTAATTCCAGGAAAGAGCGGAGGAAAGGTAGGCTCCTTGAGGATATTGTCAAGGGAGTCGTCTCTTCTCTCCTCAAGAACGATAGTGGCTTCCTGTACGACTACAAGAGTAAGGAGGCTAAGGAGAAGCTCTATGAGGCCACCAAGAAGGCCGTAGAGAATCGTATAGGTAGAGCTAACAGGATTGCCAAGGAGGTAATCATCAGCAGGGCTATAAGGAATGTAGGTCTTGATGGCAAGACAGACTTTGCCATAGCCCTTAGGCAGGGTATCAAGTTCGAGTACAAGTCTAATAACAGCCTCAACAGGACTAAGCTCGAGGAGCAGATTGCAGATGTCATCAGCAAGCAGAACGATCCTGAGATCACCAATGCAAAGGACGAGATCATCGAAGCTATCGCAACCGCCTATGGCGTTGTGATGAGCGAGAAGGATATCCTTCAAGGTCTCAGCACCGAAATCACAGAAGACGAGAGGATGTTCCATCTTGCCACACGCAAGGCTGTGAAGGCAGTCCTGGGATCGACTGTGGCCTTGCAGAAGATGGAGGAAGCAGAAGGCCTTGAGGATGCTGATGATGTAGAGGATGATGATGACAGTCCATACGTAGGCGACCTCTTTGATGGACTCTACGAGGACGAGGGAGACCAGGCTGAAGACTCTGAGGAGACAGGAAGTTCTGAGGAAGGAGGAGATGTTGGAGAGGATGTCAGGTTTATTGATGCTGAGGAGAAGAGTGTGATGTCTACAGTTACACCTGCCGTAAGGGCGCTCTTTGCTGTTATCGAGGACATGGGTCTTGATGGTAAGCCCGTGACTGACACCTTCGGGTACACCAAGTTTAAGCCACTTGGTGAGACCTACAACACCCTAGCCTCAGTAATGAATGGTATTGAGAACAGCGAGGACATGCTGGAGCGCCTTGAGATGCTCGAGATTGTTGAGCCATGGGTAAGACAGCTACGCCCATTCATCGACTACAGGAAGCATTCCGGCGCTAAGCGTAAGAGGATGAAGGCTATGGCCTCACAGCTATTCTCTGCCATCAATAAGATCAGGATTAGCTACGCAGTGCAGGACAAAAATGGATATGTCTTTGGCACTGACAGATCTTCAAGCCTTGACGTAATAAGCAACTGGAGCGCTAAATTTAAGGAGACTTTCGGCCAGGGTGGTCTTGCACTTTCAGTCAATGACATCCAAGAGATCAAAGACAAGGCAGATAACTCAATAGAAGAGCTTGTCAGGTTAGAGAAGGAGAAGCTGTGGAAAAAGAAGGATGAGAGCATAGATGTCACTAGAGAAAGAGATGGGAAGATCGCTCGACTACAAAGCGAGATATCTAGAGTGCTTCAGAAGATAGGAATCTTCGTAGAACCAAGGATGCTGTCGATAGAGTGGACTAAGGCAGCGGAGACGCTAAGGGGATTTAATGGCAACGCTAACGATATAGCTCCTACATGGTCTGACAAGGGTCAACCTAGCAACATCCTAGCCACACTCAAGTACTCGATAAGGAATTATGCGGATCAGCTGAAGGGCTTGGCTAGTCAATTCGCTGAAGGGAAGAGATTTGTCTTGAGCTCGCCAATGGTCTTTGCCACAGAGTCGGGTTACTCGAAGATCGCCAGCGACCTGTCGCTTATTGCAGCTGCGTTCTACACAGGTAAGCTGAGCTATGACACCACAGGCACAAGAGTAGAAGGCCTACTGTTCGCTTCTAACCTAGCTCCATCATATCGAGATATGGCATTCCAGGAATTGCAGGTAAGAGGCAACAACCCGACTACAAAGATTAGGGATACTATCAAGGAGGAGTATACTGATAAGGATGAGATCTATAGGAATCAGGTCCCATTAGATGGGATACAGGGCAAGTATCACACGGCTAATGCCTTCCTCAACGACGCTTATGACGAGAACAACCCTACCTTGAAGAAATTTTCAAGGAAGCGTATTGTCGTCAACAATGGGCAGAAGATGAACAAGTGGGGTAGTGACGAGCTTGCTGAGCTTTACTACAACGCGCAGAGGGACCGTAAGAGTGAGTTCTACTGGGCTCACCTGCCTGTAGCAGCTGAAGCCTCTACCCTTGAGTTCGTAAAAGTGAGGAGACTCGATCCCATGAAGAAGGACGGCTCGGATATGAAATATGCGGTAGACCACCTTACCATGCTAGCTTATAACGAAGCACTACGTGCACAGCACCTAATCTCTGGTAATGCCATGGAGATCGGTAAGCGTAGTAGCTCTGGTTATAGCTTCGTGTCAATGCCTGGCCTTAATGAATTTAAGGCTGATATCAATGGTGCAGAGTACGACATCATGGGTGTGCTTGTCGATCAAAGTTTGAGCGATGAAGGTAAAGCTGAGTTCATCAGTGAGTACAACAAAGCAAGAGGTGCCAACGTCAATGACATCTACCAGCTTCTGAGGCACGAAGTACAAGAGCAGCTCAATAAGGACGTTCGAGAAGAGGCCGAGTTCTGGGATACGGTGGACATGAATAACAAGCCGTCTGCCCTTGAAAGATACCAACTAGCCTTCAATGGTATCTTCTGGAGGATACAGATCGGCCATCTACTCTATGGTGATAAGGCTGTGCTCGGCAGTGTCGTTAATGAGGTCAAGCGTGCTAAGCAAGCACAGAGTAACATCCAGAGGCTTGACCTTGAGGAGAACGCTGTAAGGCGTACTGTTGTCATCAGTGACCGTATGGTTGATAGGCTGACTAAGGAGATCAAGGCTATCTTAGACAAGAAGAAAGAGCTAGGACTTATCACCCAGGCCGGATATGACGCTTCACTCAAGGCTTACAGTAAGATCACAGCTACTGACGGTCAGGCTTGGCTATCACCTTCCGGCTATAAGCGTATCCTTGAAGGTATGGGCCAGGGTTATACTGATGGCGCCATTGAAGCCCTTGAGGAGATGGCTAATGCTATCAAGGAGGGTCGTGAACCCGACTACAGCAAGATCAAAGACCACCGCTTCAACGTCATCAAGAGCCTGTATTATGGCGATACTCACGTTAAGGACGGAGATAGGGACACCAAGGTCATCCAGCAGTACAAGCACTCTGAGGCTCTCCTCACAGGTCTTAATGAGGAAGGCGTATCGTCTCCCTTCCTCAATGCGCTTGTGAAGTTCATGGAAGATAACCAGATCGACGCTATTGAGTACGACAGTGCCTCTAAGGTAGGCAACTATGCTACCGTGGACCTCAGTATGGATAAGGTCTCTCCTGTCAAGTATGAGTTTAAGATTAACGGTAGGCCGAGAACTATCACTGCAGTCAGTGTTGAGGAGTTCGACAAGAAGATTGCCAAGTACATTACGGACAACAACCTATCTGAGGAAGAGGTAAGCAAGCATAGAGCTGAGTTCAACAAGATGATCTCTGACCAGACTTACGAACATATCGCCGCGCAACTCGCTGCGTCAGCTACCGAGGTAGATGTCAAGGGTAAGAAGAAGCTGGTTGCTGATAGAGACCAGGATGATCGTATCGTCTTTGATGAGAAGAAGGTCAAGGATATGCCATACAAGTACTATGGTATCCAGACCTCAACACCACTACACTCTTTCAATACGTGGCAGAGGTTAGGTACCCAGCTGAGGAAGATCATCACGACTAACCTCAACAACCTGGATACTTTCGAGATCGCAGGTACAAAAGTTTACGGCTACCAGATCAAGGCAGCTATCAATGAGATCGTAGGACAGCACGCTATTGATGAGTTCGTGAAGTCAGGTATCGAGATGAACCCTGACAGCGAGAGCATAAACAAGAGGAGCGTTAAGAGCTATAATAGGCGCTTTGACCGCCTGAGGAAACAGCTACTGGAGGCTATGAGGGAGAGTGACTACTACGACCCTTCTACAGAGTCATACCTTGACGTGCATGTAGATGAGTATGGGCGTAAGCGCTTCTCTGATGACATCTACGATCCATCCTTCCAGGATCACCTGCACTCAGCCTTCTATGCTATGGCAGCTAAGAAGATCTACAGGATGATGGTACCAGGGGGCTCTCTCATCCAAATGAGCTCTGCCGAAGCGTCCAACGATCTCAAGGTAGTATACAAGAAGGATGGATCTATCGACTACGTCCCTGTGCGTGTCACACCTCACTCTAGCGAGATCCTTGAGTACGCTAACGAGAAGGGCGAGATCGACATCAAGAAGATTGAGGACGATGGTAGAGAGGATCTCCTTGAGCTTGTCGCTTATCGTATCCCTACCGAGTCTAAGTACTCAGCCTTCCCTCTACGTATCGTGGGCTTCCTACCTCGCGTTGCCGGTGGTGTTATCCAAGTTCCTCATGAGTGTATAGCTCAGGCGGGGTTTGACTTCGACGTCGACAAGCTCTTCTTCATGAAGAGAGATGTCGGTCCTGGCAAGGAGAAGATCGCTGAGATCAAGAAGAACTATGATGGGAAGGTTAAACAAGCTGATGAGGAAAAGAGGAAGAGACCTAAGAGGCCTGCAGTGTTAGATCTTGAGTACTCAGCTACAGAGGTCTTCAAGGGTGGAGGTGTAAATACTAGGGACCTCAACCAGAGGCAGAGGACCAATGTGCTCTTTGACATCATTAGAGGAGTTCTGAGGAGCCCACAGGCTGCCTTAGAGATGGCTCAACCTGGTGGTTTCGATGGCCTGAAGAAGGACCTAAAGATCGGCTACATCATCGGTAATATAAGCAAGGAGGAATTAGAGGAGATCCTTGAGCAGGTCCTCGACGAGAAGGAAGACAAGAAGATCGGTGACAAGGTTCTCTTTGAATACCTACACAACCTTGACCTCGACAAGATCAATAAGATAGTAGATATCTACAGGTCTGGCAAGAACATTGCCCTCTCTGAGGTTGAGATGGAGATGCAGAGGCAGAATAAGGCTGGTCTCGGTCTTGTCGGTGTCTTCGCAAATGAGAACACCGCTACCAGTGTCTTCCAGCAGGCAAAGCTCCTTGAGCTCAGTAAGCCTGTAGTCATCGATGGTCAAAAGTATCAGTCACTGAATGATATGACAGGTAGTGATGGTACCCACGTGTCACGTATCCTTGAAGAGTACAGCGCTGCATCCGTGGACAACGCTAAGGACCCTGTCATCGGTCTTGCTGACATCACTATGGATAATGCCTCTATCATCGCCACCCTTGTAAGGATGAGGGTACCAGGGGATATCATCGGTCTTATCACTGCCACGCCATTGTGGAAGTACATTGCTAACATTGAGGGTGACGGTGGTAGGTCTAAGGTTCTCTTCAAGGCGCTACGTCAGGGGAAGGAGCTCAAGGGGAACAGAGATGTTGATGTAAATCTCAGTGACATCCTTGAATGTGCTAAGTTTGAGACGCAGAAGGCTATTACTGATGCGCTCGGCGCTACAGAGAAGAATATAGAGAAGGCCTTTAATCAGCTCGACGATAGGACGAAAGTAGCTGTTCAGAAGGTTGCTGGCCTCCTCATCGAAGTCGTGAATGCAGCATCAGAGATTAAGGACCTTGTCTTCCAGAGTAAATCTGATGTCTCCTCAAGCGGACCTAAGGGTGGTGTCACTGAGTCTGTCTTTGCCATGGTCAAGTCTATCGACCAGATTGAGCGCGCGCAGAACCACAGGTATATCAAGCACGAGGGTATCATCGTGCCGCTAAGGTCTCTGCCAGGTCTTAGTCCCGATGCTACTACCAAGACCTTCATAGAACAGAACAAGGATGGGCACTTCTACAAGATGTACCTAGGCCTTGGTCTTTTTGGGACGATGTACGCAGAGTCGGTCTACAACCCCAAGGTGTCACCTATGTTTGCTCTTACGATCGTAGAGACAGCTAGGAAGCTCGGTGTAAAGCCCACGATGGACTTCACGAAGAAGTTCCTCTCTGCATACGACCAGTACATGAGCTCGGCCATCACGACCTACTCTGAGGATGAGCAAGGGAAGAATGTCCTGGCTCAGGAGATCATCACTAAGTTCCCAGACATCTTCAATCGGACCGCACCAGAGTCACTGAAGAAGATCATAGAGCTCGGCAAGGATAATGTAGCTTCATTCGTACTCAAGGATGGGCCAACAACAAGAGCATTTAAGACGTTGGTGTTTAAGAGCCTGGGTTCCCCTAATGAGGAAAGGGCAATGGCTAGGGCCACCGCAATCTTTGAGGAGATCGTCGAGCAGGCGCACAACACGCGACTGACAGGTGTGCAGAGGGCAAAGGCTCTTAGGGACTACGAGCTCCTCAAGGGTCTTGCTTTATACGCTACCTACATGAGTGGTAATCCGAATATGAAGGTGATGCTTCAGGCTATTCCTCAGTCGGTCAAGGCGCTGATGATGGGTAGGAGTAGGATGCTCATGAGGATCAAGAACCAGGCGCTGGAGCTGAGAGCTGGCCAGGATCTGGACACTGAGTTCACTCATCAGTTCATGGCTAACTATGTTAGGGAGAATATCAAGAAGATCGGGAAAGTCATGCCGGACAGCATGGCTCAGGCCCTCCTCAAGAGCACTAATGGTGTAGCACCTGACCATATCTCTATCTCTAGCGACAAGAGGGATCCTGTCTACATCCTACTTGACCAGAATGAACCTAATCGTGGGGTCATCTATGTTCAGGGTAGAGATACAAGGGCAGGCAAGGCTGAGACCGTCTATACGAGGGTGGATCCTAGAGGTATCGTCACAGTTGATGGCGGTAAGATCTATGATGACTATAGGTTGGATGGTGGCTACCTCTTGGAGTCTCTTCAGAAGCTACAGTCAGATAAGTTCGACCTTAGTTATATGAGTGGTAATGGTATGCTCCTCATGGCGGAGGCGGTAGATGCCAAATCCCACGAGGGTGGTGTATCATACTTCTCAGGTTTCGGAGCAGCAAGGGCAGCAGCACAAGCACAAGAAGAGATCGCAACAAAGAATGGTGAAAACGCATGTAAGTAAATATGGCTAGATCATGTATAATGTTCCCTATGGTGGAGACACCAAGGGGTAAAGAGAAGAGTCAGATGTTCCTTGACTTCAATGAGGTACTAGGCAACAGAGCTGACACAGTAGACGCGTACTACGCATCCACAAGCCGATGGTTTGAAGACTATGGGCATGACCTAAAGAAGAACGATCAAGGCCAGTGGTCAGGACGAGATGTCCTGGCCCTGACCCCGGTCGGGGATATGTTCCCTGCTAGCTCGTACGGATCCTACATGGTCCGTACGTACACTGGCGAGGACAATCACTTCGATACCTACAATTCCGCCTTTGCGGCTGTGAGGAAGGGTAACAAGGATTCCATCTCTGAGCGTACGCCCTTGGTGCCTGAGGTGACTGAGGAAGGATACAAGTTGTCCTATACCGAGGATAGGGAAGCCAAGGCTGATGCCGAGAGACAGGCTGTACTACGTGGTAGGATCATGGCCCTCCTTGAGCACTATGGCATTCCTGTCGAGTACTTCGAGGCTATTGAGGAAGGGCTAAGGCAGGCGGGTGAGACAGTCTTTCTTGAGACGGCCCAGGCTACCAACAAGCTGGCTGCGCTCATCCGTGTGGCTAATGGCTCGTCCAGTGAGGTTCTCACAGAGGAGCTTGCACACATCGCGTTGGAGTTTGCGCCTCCTGCATTGCGAGAGAGGCTCTCTGCCGCGATATCTGATTCACAGGTGAAGGAGATACTAGGAGATGAGTTTGAGACGTACAGCGAACTCTATGAGGGCTCACAGGACCTCCTGAGGAGAGAGGCAATGGCCAAGCTCCTCACCAAACACATCATCGGACAGTATGAAGGGAAATACTCTTCCTTCCTCAACCGCATCTGGCAGGCTATCAAGGATCTCTTCCATGGCATCACTGATGGTGTCTTCCTCAATGAGGTAGAGCGCACCGATAGACTATTCAGGGATTACGCAAGTAAGATCGTAGCTAAGAAGGCCCTACTCTCCAATGAACACCTCTCTGAGATCGTTAAGGGCAAGAGCCTGTACGCCGCTATAGCCAATGGTACAGGCATCAAGAACCAGGTTGAAGGTCTGGTGAATTTCGCCAAGATCATGAAGAGTAGAGTTAACGCTTTCTATAGTCAGTCCGTCAAGAAAGGTGATCTCTTAAAGGCGGGCCTTAATGAGGATAGAGCCAATGAGATTGATAGAGCGAGCAAGCTCCTTGGTGTGGCATCAGGTCGTGTAAACTCAGCTCTTGGCACGGCTATCGCTGTAGATGCCATAGACAATCTCATCGAGGGATTGACAGCGATGAATGACTACGCGGCTATGGTTGCAGGCCAGATGGGGGACCTTGAGACGATCCTGAAGAGTAGCAAGAAGGATCTTGTGGCATACAACACCTCTGCTTCTCTCCTCAGGAACATGTACATGGTATTGTATAATCTGGAGGAGAATGAGAAGATAGCTACTCAGATCATCGATATGCTAAACATTAAGTCTGGACAAGACTCAATCCAGATGTCTAACACTGAAAGAGAGAGGTTAATAGCGTTTGCGGAGGAGATTAAGGAGAAGATCGAAAAGAATAGGCTGGAAGTGTATGCTCACCTAAACAAGAATGAGCTCAAGTCAAAGATGGCTGATATCATCATTGATCAGATCATCAAGTACTTTGTGAATGCCAAGGATGGGAATGGAGGACTGCTGTTCGATGATGAGGACGCTGCCAGGACCGCGTTAAGGAAGGAGCTCCTCGAAGACGCTGGAAAGTTCTCTTCCAAGAATAACATCTTCTCTGCATTCCTCACGCCAGTAGCCACCAACGGAGACCTTATCCACACCCTTATGGCTAGGTTCATTAAGGTTACTGAGGCTAAGGCTAATGCTGCAGTTCTAGAGAGAGCCAAGATGGCGGAGGCGAAGATGACGGAGATCAAGAAGAAGTATAATCTTGAGAACGAGAGTCAGTGGGCCTTGATGCGAGATGAGAAGGGTAAGATCACTGGTGAGATCGTCACGCCACATAAGTGGCTTGAGTTCGAGGCTGAGAAGGAGAGGATCGCAGAGAAGGTAGAGAAAGAGCTAAATAGGCTGATGGCGGAATATCGAAAGAAGAATAATGCACCAATGCCATCAGAGTCTATACAAGATAGAAGGAGGAATTTAGAGGAACGGTACATTGAAGAGTGGGAAAGAGATCACGGTTCTAAATTTACAGAGAAGTACATTGTTGGCAAGAACAAGGACGGCTCTGATAAGTATGAGACCTTGCCTGGCTCATTCTTCGACAATGAGGCATACGATAAACTTAGCGATGGGCAGAAGGAGTTTGTCGACATGATGTACGACCTCAAGGAGTCCCTCGATCTATGGTCCGGCTTGAAGCCTGAACCGTGGAAGGCACCTCTCGTGGCAAGGCGTGGATCATCAAAGGAGCTTAACCCATTCAAGAGGATTGCGGCTACAAACTGGAAACAGTACCTACTTGGCGGTGTCATTGGTATTGAGGAGTTCGAGGGTGTGCATACAAGCGATCCGCTGGGAACGCTGCTCTTCGTCCACAAGCCTAAGGGTTATACTCAGTTCGGCCTTGAGCTGTCAAAAAATCCGGATGTAGACTACCTGACTGATCCTATTGGTATGATGAAGGCTTATGCCGCTTCCTCAGCCTACTACACCAGGATGGCAGCCATTAAGCACATCGTAGAGCTGACGCGCATCCTTGACGTTGAGAACCGAGGTTACGACGGCAGGGTTAAGGGAAGCAGTAGAAATAGGATGGCCGACTATGATGCATTCATCAATCGTACTATCTACGAGAAGAACGTCATCAACGATGAGAGACCAGACTGGGACAAGAAGTTAGATGCAGCCATGGATCCATTCAACGACCTTGTCTATGTGTCCGGTCTTGGTCTCAATGCTGTGTCTGGTATCAAGAACCTTATCAACGGCTTCCTCAGGGCTACAGCCTTAGGTGATAGTCGTACTGGGTATAACGCAACGTCACTAGTGAAGGCGATCCTACTTGCCCATAGAGAGATCCCTAATAGGTGGAAGTTCAATAAGAGAGGTATTATAGACGACCCCCTTACATCTTTACTCTTCCTCATGGACTCTAGTCACGATGGACGACAAGCCTTCATGCAGGGTAATGTCTCACACATAAGGTCACTGCAAAGTCTGTTTGCCGCGGAGACACTCATGGCTCCTCTGACCATGGGTGATGAATGGATGAAGCAGAGCTTTGCTATTGCATACCTTCTGAATATCGAAGCTGGTGAGCTTAATAAGGAAGCCAAGGAGAAGCTCAAGGGTGTGTCTCTCTACGACTACATGAAGGGTCTCAAGGTTCCTGAGGGTGCTAAGATGACTAAGTTCGTCGAGCAGGCCCTTATAGATTTCTCTGGGGCCAAGGATAAGGAAGAGATGTACAACTGGCTTGGTGGTCACTCTCAGAGGTTGCTCCTTGGGACACAGAGGGTACTCGGTGCATACAACGACAACGATAGAGCGGCTGCAAACTCATACGCTATAGGACGAGCTGTCCTCACCTTCCGCAACTGGATGCCTGTAATCATCTCTGATATGTTCAGGGGTACAAGGTACAACGTGCAGAACCAGGAGTTTGAGGAAGGAGGATATGTCACCTTGTGGAGGATGATGCACGTCAAGGGTGAAGATGGGAAGAATAGCCTGAGCGCTATGCATGTCCTTGGTACAGCGGCTGTGGCTATGTTTGTGCCGCTCATGATAAGCAAGACTCTCAGAGGAGCAGTGCAGAAGAAGTTCCATCTATCCGATATGCAAGCTAACAACCTGCATCGATTAGGTAGGTCGGCTCTTATCGTGCATGCTATGAGGGCTATTACTGATACGCTCTATCTCGCCATGCTCACCATGGGCTTCTCTGACGATGACGATGATGAGCCTTGGTATGAAAAGCTAGCAGAGCTCGCTATGCACTTCCTAATGAGTCTCACACCGCTCCTTGGGCCATTGGCTGTAAAGTGGGACCTGATTCACACTGACCTCTACGACCGCATGAGGAGGAATTACGCGAGGTTTAATGAGGCTGCAGATAACGCCACGTCATCTGAGATGGAATCAGCGAGAAGGCACCTCAACAAGGAGATGAAGGAGATTAGCCTTGGCTTTGTTGCTGACCTCTACGGCCTCGCTAGTGCTGGCTCTAATGAGCTTCACCCTGGTGATCCTATCGCCTTTGCCATGGCTATGGTGCAGAACAATATGTTTGGTGCTGGGGCCGGCGTGAAGAAGATGGACTTCGGACAGAGTATTGAGTCAATGGCGACCAGTGGTGTAGCGGGGTATAAGACCATGATGAGTCTATTCAGCGGGATAGGTGATACGTACAACCGGATAGCTAGCAACAGCCAGGAGGGACGCAAGAAGGCTAACCCTACCGAATGGGAGAACGAGAATCAGTATATCGAGGAGTCGGATGATAGCTTCATCGTGAAGGCCTGGAGAAGGTATAAGAATGACATGGAGAATGGATCTCCAGCAGATAAAACCTTCTGGAATGTCTTTATCGTGGGTGTCATAGGTAGGAACATGTTCAACGTGCCATTCATCAACGACCAATTCAGGGAGAAGCAGATGAAGGATATCAAGAAGTACCAGCCTAGCTACTTGACACCATTGCCTGACAGCTTCTTCATGAAGTATGAAGGTCTAGCAGGTGAAGGCTTATCAGACTATGAGGTCTTTGAAAGAGGAGACTCAGACGGAGATGGCCTAGACGTAGCTTACTAGACAAGAAAGATCCCCCACCCTGAAGAAGGATGGGGGATTCTTTTTGTATAAGCTACAGGTGAGTGTTATCTACAGCCTGCAAGCGTCTGACCAAGGAGGTTATCTGTCCTTTCCTCAAGAGGATCCATCTCCTGGAGGGTCCTGGTATTACTATCAAGACCAAGCTCATCGATAATCTCAACAGCATGCATTGCATCCTCAGAGAACTCTGCCGCATCACGTAACACGGCTACAGCATCATCAAAGGTGGCCTCCATACGCCTGACACGACCGGCATGCTCTGTCTCTTCTAGTCCTTCCTCAAGGACCTTCAGTGAGTCATAAGCAATAGCCATGAACCTATCATATACCAGCTGGGCTATATTCCTTGATGCAAGTACTGAGTAAGGATTATAGGCATTGTTGAAGTCGTCCTCACTCATAAGACCATACCTAAGCATTGACTCTACAGCACCCTCTATGGGTGAGGAGAGGTTAGTAGCGTTTACCCTTGAGGCTACAGACACGTGAGAGTAGTTACCGCCCTCAATGCCCGTCAGGACACTTACGATGCTAGACTTAGGAGTGTACCCCAGGGCGGCCTTGATACGCTCCCAGAGCGCCTGCAATCGACCCCAGAAGCCCTTCTTCTTAGGTGCAAGCCTAGTGATCTTCTCCTCAAGAGCCTTACGTGCTGCCTTATCACCCTTGGTCTGCATCCATAGGCGGAAGAGTTCTGCAGAGAGCTCTCGGACATCACGAGCGTAGGCGATGGGTATCTGGTTGCCGAAGATCTCCCTGATCTGTTCCTCAGTCACCTCTGACAAGCCTGACACTAGCATGCCTCTATCAGCATCAGTAAGGAGCTTCTCGTAGATGAAGTGCATAGCCTCGTGGTAAAGAGTACCAGCTGAAGCACCACTAGCAACCTCGATGATACCATCACGATACCTGCCCCAGACACCAGGAGCAACCTCAGCGACACCTGTGTAAATCCTAAGCGCCTGGTAGAGGGATCCTTGAGGAAGGAGTCTAGCAACCTCGTGGACTTCCTTGAAGACATCACCTCTCTCAAATGGGAGTAGTGCTTCTCGTTCTTCTACCTCAGCGCCCTTCTTCTCGGACTTTCTTCTTGATGGCTTTGCATCCACCTTGATATCCTCTGATTTGAGGGAGGCCTCCTCGACTACAGCTGCTTTATCGAGAGTGGAATAGCCAACGGCTATCAGGTACCCTTGCTCTGCGATGTTGATGCCAAGAGACTTGATATGATTCTCATATCGACTGACCTGGTCCTTGTACTTCTCTATAAGACGAACGCCATCATGGTCTTTCTCCTTGATCTTCTCTCTTGGAGACGAGTCCTTGCTTGGGATAGCGGTACTCTTTACATCAGCCACGATCGCCTGGGTCTGACCTTCATCGTTTCTGAAGAAGATGATATCAGCTTCACCGGTGATTACATTCTTGTTGGGATCCTTCATCTTCACGTCAGAGATCATGGCAAATCCTTCAGCGACCTTCTTGACGGACCGCTCACGGACTACTGCAGCGATCTTGTCCATCTCAGCACCGAACTCATTGTCGATCTCTACCTCAACGCTGTGAAGATTACCATCCGCATCCTTAGCCTGAAGGATAACCTTGTGACCACCACCATAGGTATTACCATTGATGGTATGCTGAGAGAAGTAGAGCGGGGTACTTGAGGTGACACCCTTAGCTGCAAGTTCAAGAATAAGTCCCCTAAGTGTAGGCTCAACCTTGATTGCCTCGGCTATCTCATGCTTCTTCTTCCCGGCAAGAGCAATGACCCTATCAGCGTTGCTACTACTATCTACCCTCTTACCTCTGGTAGAAGCACCCTTGGTCGATCTACGTACAACGATAGTGTGTGTGGTGCCGCTAAGCTCATCGCCATACTCAAAGAGCCTACCACGATCACTGACCTTGAAGTCAGATGCCTGTGCGCTATTGATAAGGGCAAAAGCATCAGCCTTGAGGGTAGGATGCATCTTGCTCCAATCGACCGCCTTGTACGAGCCATCGACAGCGTTGACCTCGAACATATAGATCCTACCATTGCTGGAAGCTGCGATATGAGGAGAGGTTGAACTCTTGACAACAGTGTCGTACCCTTGATTAGCGAGATCCTCGGCGAGCTTATCCTTGATCTTATCAAGTGGGTTTTCGGTAGCTGATCCGAATGGACTGTCACTTTCTCTGGGCTTACCTGCTGCGGATTCAGCCACCCTAGGTGCTGGCGTAGCTGTAGGTTGCGTGCCATCAGGTCCCTGAGGAGGAGAGACAGGTTCATGGATGGTCTTATTGCCTTCCTCATCAACAGCACCGTCAGAGAGAGCTTCAAAGCCAGCCTCACTTCGGACATTGGTCATTCGCATGTTCCTTTTGAGGAAGGACTCTACCTTTTCCTTGTCGGTCATGATGTCTACAGGCACAGCTATCCTACGCTCATCGATCTTGATAGCTTGCATCGCCCTGACAATAGCCTCGGCTAGCTGCTCCTTAGTCGTCTTGAGATTCTGGTCAAGCACGACATCAACATCCATAAGGGCTGTTGGATTCTCCTTATCGTAGAGCCTCTTAGAGAAGATGATCCTGACCTTGCCTTCTTCCTCAATCCTTATTGATCTGACGAAGCTATCACCAAACTCATTTACATACTTCTCGCCGAGATCGCCACTGATCGAGACACCAACGCCATTTGTACCGTTAGCCTTCGCCTCGTCAAACCTCCTTGCCAACTCATCCATGTATTCATTGGCGAGCTTTGAGGTGTCACTCTTTCCAGCATTACCTTGAATAAGCTCTACGAAGCTATTCTTGCCCTTTACGCCGACAAGGATGGGCTTAGGACCGTTCTTGCCATTGGTGACTACAACGAAGTAGGTCTGACCATAGTTCTCCTTTAGGAAGTCCTCCTTCTCTTTAAGTAGAGCTTTGATAGCATCAAAACTATCCTTCATGAGAGGGGTGTTGTGAGTTTTGACGCTGTGTTTAACACCATCCTCACCACCAGGGAATGCTGTGACAGAGATAGCCACCTGCTCCCTCTTCAGCTCTTCCTCAACAGCATTCTCGATCGTCTGAGCCTCGATTGTCTTTCCTCCTACAACTCGCTTATTCTTGAAGTCTGAGTACTTGACCTTGCTGACAGTCGCCTTCGGAGCATTGAGGTCTGAGGAAGAGAAGATATTGAACTTCTTGTCTTCAGTAGCTACGACACGAGCATTGTTGATCAGGGCCTGCGTATTACCACTTGTCTTATCTGGAAGGAGCCCGATAGGTACAAACTGCCCCTGCTCGTCCTTCACGTAGACGACGAGAGGAGAGTTGCTGACATCGCCATTCTCAGATAGCTCCTCAGCAAACCCGAAGAAGATCTCCTTACCCTTAGCGTTCTTGAGATTGAGGCCTATGTTCTTCTCCTCATACCACTTCCTTATCTTCTCTTGCCACTCTGTCGACAGGGTAGCGAGCTTTGCTTCCTTGAGTCCAGGGTTGTACTCGTCCCAGAGAGAAAGCGACTCTATCTTGGGAAGGGCAAGAGTAGCACTACCACCTGTGGACGCAGGAGGAGCTGGAGGCTCTGGATTGGACTCTTGTGCCTCCTCAGGTTTAGATGACCTAGAAGATTCCTCTTGAGGAGAAGGAGTTGTAAAGCCGTAGAACTTATATATATTGCCTAAGACAGATTCATAGACAGACCAGAGAAGCTCTCCTTTTGAGGAGCCAAATACGTCGCTAGCTATACTATCATTGTCTTTAAGAGATTCTACGGCTTCCTTAATCGCCTCCTTCACATCTAAAGGTCTACCTGCCTCAACCTTAGAAATAACTGAAGTCTCTATATACTCAACAAGGCGATCAAGAATCTGATTAGCCTCTTCAGATTTTAGTTTATAAAGATCAGGCCTTTTGATAAAGGGCAACACGCCCGTGAGAATATCTCTGACCTCATTGAAGAACTCAGACCTAATCTTCTGTGAGGTAGAACTTGCAGGCTTAGAGGTTTTAACCTCAGGCTTTTCATTAGTTGCCAGAGGGGCATTGTCATCGCTATGACTTTCACCTGCCTTGATCTCGTTCTTCTCAGCCGCCTCCTTGAGGACCATGTATTCCTTGTCGGCCTTCTGAAGCTCTGTCGTGATGGCGTTCTCATTGGCATCGAAGATGATATCGACAATGTCAGAGGCGAGGACACTAAGGCTTACGTCTGTCTGTAGCCTGTTCCTCAGATCATCATAGTCAAGCCCGATACTGAAAGTATATGTACCACGGTCCGTACTAATAGAAATACTTATAGTGGCCTTCCCGTCAGCAAAGGTGATAGACGTATTGATCTTAGCATTACCATTGCGAAGCATATCAGCAATAGCATTGCCGTTCCAGAAGACCCCCTGGATGCGTGATGACATCCTTGAGTTGAGCACAGTAACACCACCGACGGATACAGATGCTATCTCTTGTTCCATGGGCTTATCGAACTCGATAGAGTCTACGTTGCGATCTCCATTAGGCCTATCTTTTCTTGATGGCAGAACCTTGATAGGGCTGGTAGGATCCTCTGGGAACGAGTCGATATTCTCATAAACCCAATCGCTTACCGAGTCGATTAGCTCGTTATTCTGGAATCCAAAGATGGTCTGATCTAATCCTGGATGCTTTGCACGGTCCATAAGGCTAGACAGAACACCACGCATGATATGCCTGTAGTCGGAGTATCCTCTAACAGACCCAGTACCAACAAAGTCGTTCACCGCACGGATAAAATCCTCGATGAACTTTTCAGAGGCTGCATTATCAAGACCATATTGACTCAGGATATCCATGAATCTATCACTGCCAAGAAGTACACTTTTGATAGTGTCATGTACAGCGGTCTTATACTGAGAGAGGGATAGGTTCTCTGGCTCGGTATTAGCATTCGCGGCTTCAGCACCTTGTAGCGTAGCGTTAGCAACCTCATCGGTAGCCCCATTTTCTCTATTCTGCTCAGCAACTCTGACTACTTCATTCGCGGGTTCTCCGTTATCTACCATCTGTCCGCCTTGCTGAGCGGCCTCTATCACCTCTTCCTCAGTAGCACGAGCTACAAGGTTCTCACGAGCCTTCTTATCCTTGAGCATCTTGTTTATAGACTCGATACCAGCCATAGCCTCCTTAGCGAACTTGATAGCTAGCTTGCCATTCTCAGACATCGTACCTTCATCGTGAGCAAGAGCTTTAAGTCTATTGGCAAGTTCTTCATTGCCAGCTATAGATGCAGCACGAATATAAGTAGAGCTGAGATCATCGAAGTTCTCAAACCTCTTCATGAACTCTTCCCAGCCACCAAGAGTGTTAGAGTAGTTCTGCTTACCCCTCTCCTGGTTCTTCTTCTGCATCTCCTCGATGTGGCGCATCTCCCTCTCAAGTGCCTCTATCTCCTTGTTGATGGCCTCGATGTTAGCCTGAAGCTGACTCTTCTTTTGCTCATCGTCAGTGTTGAGATTGTCGCGCATAGCCTCACGGTCCTTCAGGAGCTCAGACATCCTGCTCTCCGCAGCGTCAGAGATCTCCTTGAAGAGACCAGCTACCTCACCTTCCATTGCATCAAGGTGTTCTGAGGCTAGCCTCCTCAGGTGATTGAAGCTAGCTGCAGCTGCTGCGATACGACTCTTCTCACGACCGCTAAACTCACCCGGTTTAGAGGTGAGATCAAGGAACCTCCTGGTGTTGCTATAGTCTACAGCGATGTCTGCAAGAGTGTGCTTCTGCTTGTTGATCTCTCCAGCGATATCCTTGATAGCTTTCTCCGTGAGCTTGTCAGAACCTTCACCCTGGAAGTAGGCCTCCTGCATCTTCTTCTTCTCCTCAGGATCGAGTGTGTTATCGATACGCTGCCTAGCGATACTGACAAGGGTAGCCTCATCAGTCTCCTTGACATCAAGGAACGTGAGGAAGGGACGGAGATTATCAGGCACCTCAGCGAATGGATCTGACTCAGACCTTCTTGCTTCCTCACGTGCAGCCCTGTCAGCCTCACGCTTAGCAACGGCAGCCTGATACCTTGTTTCCTTCTCCTCAGTGTTAGCCCCAAGTAGAGAAGAAATAGCGTGGCCCATGTCAGCACCAAACTCACGAGTAGACCTCATCATGTCAGAAGTCCACTGGCCGAAGTTACGCTTATTGAAGTTAGCCTGACCGATAGAGCTGTTGTACATCACACTGAGCATGGTGGCTACATTGTGAGCCTTAGTCAGCTCCTCTGCCGCCTCTACGTCAGCTGAGTCAGCAGTAGTAGATTGCGCTACCCTGGCGAGAAGAGCGTTCATGCGGTCAGCTGAAGCCATAGCATCGACAACACTCTGATAGGTCTCATGGACAACCTCAGCGTAGTTCTGGCCAAAGACCTCAGTCATAACTCTCTTTTCCTCATTGGTCAGTTGCTCGTGTCTACCATTGATCATCTTGGTCATAGCCTCGATGGCCTCATCTGACGTGCGCTGCTTGCCACCACTATACTTGTAGTCTCGGTAACGCTCTACACCGGAGATACCAATAGGACTGCCATCATACAGCTTACTCAACCAGCTCTTCTTGGTCTGCCTTGCGTCACCGAAGGCATCGGTTCTATGACTGTCGTTAGCAAACTTGCTCCCCTTGTACATGGGCATGAGGAGAGTGCTAACGATGGCAGGCAGAGCTTCGTCCGTCCACGTAGAAGCGGAGGTTGTGGTATCCCACATCCCCTTACCGATCTCGCCAAGAGAGCCTAGTACACCGATAGAGGTACTGTTCCTTTCTGAGATGGTAGAAGCGCGGAGCATCTCATCGACGGATCTCCTGCCGATATTCTCTGCGCCCTTACTGATACCACCCTGTACTACTTCCTCAATACCTTCTGCAGAAGCGTTGATGAGTGTACTGCCGAGAGCACCAAACCTACCAGCCTTCCTCAAACGGCTAGCCCCAGCGAGCTTGTCTGTAGCTAACTCGTAGGTGTACTTATTCATGAAGGTGAGGAGGACGGTGTTGAGACCTGCAGTCCAACCAGCTGCAAGACCATTGCGCTGGTCGATCTCGTCACTGGCGTTCTGCAGGATAGCCTCCTCAGCATGCTTCTTGTACTCAGCTACGACAGCCTCGGCTGCTTTTGCAGCAGCGTAAGATGGATTCTTGACCTGACCTGATAGCACCCCAGCAATCTCACGCTTGAGCCTGGGATCCAGATGCGACTTTGCCATAATGATATCGGTAAAGTCACTAAACTTCATAGCTCCGTACTTACGCTCATAGGAATAGAAGTCCTGATCGAAATCCTTCTGCATCATATCCCTCAGTTGGGCAAGCTGACTACCCTTGCCTTCCTCAAGAGACTTGCTCACGCCATACGACTCTACAGCTGCTTCACTAAGCGCGCCATAGAAGAGTGAGGAGGCCGAGAACATCTTCCTGGTGTACTCAGATGCCTTAGCCCATCTTGCAGCTGCGGTGACAGACTTGGAGAGACTACCAAGGCCTGAGAAGGCACCACCAAGTCTACCAAGAGCGGCTGTAGCCATACCACCATAGGTGAAGCCCCATTGACCTACCATGTCAGATGCAGCGTGCCAGAAGCCAGAGTCCATACCTCGGCTAGCCAGTGATGATTCTGCACCTTGGATAGCCCTATCTGCAAACCCTGCGGTCTCAGCTAAGTACTTATTCCCCGCGCCGAAGATGCTATAGAGTGCACCCTTGCCTTCTTGCTGTACAGCGTCGCTGAGCATGTAGTTAGGGGACACATCATTCCCGCTGAAGAAGTAGTCTGATGCTCCCCTGATAACGTCTGACCCAGCCTTCACAGACTGGGTAGCGTTAGCAAGGAGCTTATTCATGGATGCGTTCATCCAGACCTCAGCCTTATCGAGGAGGCCGTAGTCACCGCCCTTCTCTTTCGCCCTCTTCTCATCCTGCTGGATAGCACCTTCAGCATTGGGGTTGGAGCTGATATCTGCAAAGGGGTTCTCCTCCTTAGGCATGATATTGGCGATCGCCTTGTCAATCGCAATCTGCTTCTCGGCTTCATTGAGACCCTCAAGGCTATCACCAAGACTCCTGATGGCTGAAGTGCGGTACTTCTCAGCATTGATGTCGTACAACTCTTGAGCTGCGCGGAACTCATTATCTATGCGCTCCTGTGTCCTACGCCCAGAGCTGGACGTGATGTCTCGGCCGAAGATCGGCCTGAATACTTTTCTCTTTGCTCTTCCCATATTTATCTATTCTGTCCAAGGATGTCAAGTGACGTATCTAAGAATGACGGATTGCTCTGTGCAGCATCCATAACTATGTCCATACCTGCAACCTCATCTGGATCGATCGTTGCATTAGCACGCTTATTCTCTATTATCGACTGATACTTAGCCAGGAGTAGCTTCTTCTGCATGAGGGACTCTTCTGACGTGTTGAAGTCAAGTTCTGAGGAAAGACCCATGAGGTGTTGGAGATTCCTTGAGGTTGAGAGTGGCACTGCTATTGATGCAGGTGTCTTATCACTGCCATTGATATACTCAGCCTCGTAGTACCATCGACCATCTGAGTCCTGCATCACGCGGGCTGACTTAGGTCTTGTACCGCTCCTGAAGCTCTTGACAAAATTGTCGAGCTTCCTAGAATCAGTGCCGCCAAGCCTGCTCTTGTAGTCATCGCCGTATGCACCAGAGAGGGCGGCGCTAAGGATATCGTTAGCTACGTCAGAGGACACATTGAAGCTACCAGCTACGTTATTCTTAGCTGTCATGCGGTACAGGTTGTTGTTCACATCTGCCGAGTATTGGATGCCCAGGAAGTTGGGGTTGAAGGAAACACCCTTACCATCTGCAGACTTCTGTGTTGGTGCTACCAGCTTATTGCCAGTCCACTTGAAGCCAGCCTTCTCAAGGATCTTAGAGACAGCTGGTAGGTTCTGGCTTCCGAAGGTTTTTGCATAAGCCTCTGTGACGAGATCATTCATCGCGGATGGTGTCCTTGATGATGCAGGAAGCCTATTGAACTTATTTACCGCAGCTCGCCATGTCGAGTTCAAGAGGGTGTGACCAACAAGGCCAGAGCTGTACGTAGCCTTACCACCACCTCTAGCCTTGAGATCGATAGAGCCACCCGTCATATCAGTACTGCCACCACCACCATTACCGCCGTTACGAGCACCGCCACCACGATGAGAAGCCCTTCTATTTTCAAGGTCCACGGCGAACTTATGCTGAAGGTTCATAATAGCTTCCTTATCCTCAAATGGGGTCATAGCATCACCACCAGCGGCACCGATCATCCCGCGCTGTACGCCATGGACGAGAGCGAAGTTAGCCTCTGGCTCATCAAGGTGCTTCCTGATATCCTCGCCATAGGAAGACTTGACCTGATAGAGAACCTGGTTGTAAAGCTCAGTGAGCGGATTCTTAGGGTCTGAGAAGTGCTGGCCGATAGCCTTGTATACATCCTCAGCCTTAGAGCCCTTCACTGTCCTCAGTATCCTTGTAAGCCTGTCGATATTCCCGATGAGCTTGAGGTCCTGTGTGCTGTTCCTCCAAGCTGCAAGGTAATCGAAGGCACGCTTCTTTGCATCCTCACCAGAGAAGAGAAGAGGAGCTATCTTGTTAGGATCATCAATGAATGATTGAATGGACATATCCTTACCAAGGACGACTGCAGAGGGATCCTGCAGCCTAGCCTTAGAAGCCATGTCATTGTATTGTGCTCGCCTAGTGAGAGCATCCTTGAGCTGGGTAGCACCTTGTGCGTACTGACCCTTGAGCTTCACCAGGTCTTGCATCATTGCTCTGTTGTACGCGCCATCAGAGATGACCCCTTCCTTGGCGATCCTATCAGCATATCCGCTGAGCTTAGATAGCATAGGAGCAATAGTGCCCTTGTAGAAGTCACTATTCTTATCCTCTGCAGATAGGGCTGAGGAAAGAGACATAAGGTCTGTATGGGACTGTATGGCGGTCGTGTAGTACTCTTCCTCACGTCTGGCTAGTGGCTCAATGATACGAGCCATCTGGTCGAATGAGGTAGGCTGCATTACCGCTGTGGTAACTGTCGTTTTAGCCATTATCTATTATTATTAGTATCTCTTCAAAGGTACGGAAGAATGATGGCACTGTCGCCACCACTCTTCCATATCTGTTACTTGAGGTTGATCGGTCTACCAAATAGTGAGAGACCTGCGAAGGTCGGTGAGTTCACCGCATCATTTGGGTTTGTACTATACAAGTTGATCAGCTTCAGTAGACCATCCGGGATCTGCGGGTAACGCTTAGGTGTCGCTATCGTAGTTGGACTAACAGATCCAGCACTTGACGTATTAGTCATACCTGCATTCGCTTGTGTCGTGGTCTGAGGAACAGCATAGTCTGGAGAATACCCTGGTGTCCTTATGATGTTACCCATATCATCGAAGGTGTACCCATGTACTGCAGCTACCAGCCTCCTGTTGAGAGCTGTCTCACCAATAGCGCTGAGGTTCATCGCGAAGTTGTTGAGGTTGGTAGACCTAGCCTGCGCATTTGTCGCTTCCTCAGCCGCCCTCATAGCCTCAGACCTTTCAATACCTTGCAACCTCTGTGCTGCGATCTGCCTGTTAGCTGCCTCCTGCTGGAGGATCATCTGAAGGTTCTGTGCTTCCTGCTGTCTGTTGAAGCCGATCACAGCTCTCCTCCTCTGATCGTTGAACTCGTCAGCCTTGATCTTAGCATCAGCAAGAGCTTGCTGGGTGTTGTACCCTGATGCTAGGAGACCAGCGACAGCACCAAGACCATTACCACCGGAGCCATTGATGATCGCGTTCCTCAAGGCATTACCCTGCGCGATGATCTTGCTTGCTGTGTAGTCGGTATCAAAGGGCTTGTACGTGTCCTTAACGATCTCTGGTGTCCTGATGGGAGCCTCCTTGAATGTCTTCACATACTCACGCTCGATTCTGTCAGCCCTGGAGAAGTCATCCTTATTTGTAGCACCGAAGGTGTCACGAAGGACATTGAGACCTGATAGAGCTGCAGGAGCGTACCTGAGGAGAGGAGAGATAGCACCTCCCTTGGCGAAGATCTGTCCTTGAGGAAGAGATGGTTGAGTCAAAGCCTTTACCTGTTCCTGCCTCTCTGCAAGCCTGGCTGTCTCTACCTCAAACCTACGCTTCTCGATAGGGTCGTTAGGACGCTGCTCAAGGGACTTAGCTAGCTTCCTCGCTGCCTTGGCAAAGGTCTTGCCCTTGCTTTCTTCTAGTCGATCTGAGAACATATAGTTACCTACCTTAATCTCTCCTTCCTCAGCCAACATAGGTTGGCCTTCACCATTGACGCCGAACTGCACACCACCGTTGGGGTTAGTCTCGTGAGTACCACCAGCGTTGAACTCAGTCACACCACCATCAGCAAAGAACTGCTGTTGAAGCCTGGTGTCGTTACTCCTATCCACAGACTGAGCTGCGGTGAGGAAGGATCTATTTACTTCATTGTTAGCGATAGCCCTTTGCTCGTTAAGCTGGCGCTGTCGCTCTCTGGCATCAGCACTGCCCTTGAAGGCACCAGCAATACCACCGATGAGACCTAGGCCTCCACCGATGATAGAGCCAATAGGACCGAAGGCTGTACCTGCACCAGCACCACCAAGGAGACCTGATGCGATACCACCGATAGCATTGCCGTCATCTCTTACCTGCGAGTATGATACTGAGTCAAGTGGATCGATAGCTTCCCATTGAGCCATGAGTGCGTCATTACTATCAACACCCACAGGACCGGTATGGTACTGCGCCTCCTTCTCAAGACCGCTAGTATCCTTTAGCTTACTGGACGTGAGGAAAGCATCGCGTACGGCAGAGATCCCGGAGATAGCCCCCGAGATCTTACCTGCGATACGACTTGCCCTAGCCGCCCTTATTTCTGATTCTGTCATATATATCACTCGTAATAGTGAACAGTTATATCGTGAATGATGCTCTTGTAGAGTAGCCCACCCTTAGAGTGTAGCCTGAGATGCATCCAAGGATTCCTGATACGATCCATCTTGAACTTGCTCTGCGCGTCTCTGGGGATCTGTATCCTGTAAATCCTGAACTTCTCCTTCATGCTTGACGGATAGTTCGTTACAAAGTTAATCCCATATCCCATAGTGCGCTGATACTCCGTCCACACATCCATGTGGGTAAGGTCAAGCTCAATCAGCTTATCACCATCCCAGGTGTCGCCACGCACATCAAGGCTGGTGAAGATCTTATCCTCGCCTGCACCCTCGGGGTTTACCCTATAGTGGATAGACCAGTCGAGAGCCTGACCATACAGACCAGTACCATACACCGACTCATTACGCCAGAGATACCCATAAGCCAAGCTGTAGACTGACTGACCTAGCACGAACATCTCCTCAATCCTCTTGTAGTCGTAGAACGACTCGAAGGACTGCAGCTCCTCATTGTAGCACAGCGTTTCCTCCTTAGTGCAGACGTGAATCCTATTCATCACACCCTCTGAGAGCAATACAGCCCCTGTGGTGGACGATAGATAGTCTTGCATAGACTTCTGCTTAGAGATGGGAGATAAGCCCTCAGAGAGGCTGTAAAGCGTGCTGGTGCGGTCATCAAGGAGGTAGAGGGCCGAAGCGGAATGACATACCCTCCTCAGAGAGCCTGTGCCGATCTCCTTAGACATGTACCTATGGCCATCGACCTTACGGCTGTTGCTGATCTCGATAGGCACACCATCAGATGCCTGGACCTGCACCCTACTGTTGTAGTTGATAAGTCCTATGCCCTGTTTCTGTACGAAGAAGAGTCTGTCAGATGAGGAAAGGATCCTAGTGATACCACCGCAGATACCATCAAGGGAAGCTGTCGACGCGCCACTGAAGTGAGTATAGTTATCTATGAACTCACCGTTCTGCTTCGTCTTACTCCACGTGAATGATGCTGGGTGATACGACGTGAGCATGTAGTCCGGGATGATGTCATAAGTCTTGAGCTTCATCCTGTCATTGTAGACATCGTTCATCTTATTGACGTTGTCCATGCTCATAGCCTGCGGTGTCTTGATCCCGATATTCCTGTCATACCTACCAAGCTGGTTTACCCTGGTGAGGAGAGGAATATCGATAATGTCAGTCACCTTATTAGCTTCTGAGGAAGGGATAGTCTTGAAGAGCGTTGTCGTCTGATAGTAGGCATCACCTCCTCCTGTAGCACTCTTAGCTGTGGGTGTCACATAGGAATAAGCTTCCCACATGAGGCTCTCAGTATCGTAGGATGGTGCCTCCCTCGTCATGATAGCTATGGGAAGAATAGAGCCGGTAAGAGGAGCCTTGACGAGACTCTTTGAGGAGAGGTCAACTTGGTTGTACCTCCTCATGAGCTTCTCAGCTGTGACCTTGATGATCTCTCTCATCAGTGCCCTGAGGTCATCCCTGTCGCTGCTTGACGAGCCAACACCCAATGCCACCTTCTTCCTTGATGCGAACATCAGCCATAGACCTACAGACGTAGCGTCAGTCTTGTAGATAGAGTGCCTGAAGGGTACGCCATTAGAGTCGATGACATCACCAGAATCCTTGGTGTAGGGCTGAATGATACGCATCTTACCCTTCTTGTCATCCATAGCCTCATGCTTGTTCCAGTAGACACCGCCAGGAGGTGTAGCGTAGTAGAAGGTCTGATCACCGTTGTCTACATCAAGAGTAAGCCAGCTAGGCCTCATGCTCTCTCTTACTTCCTCAACCGTAGCAAAGAACGTAGTCGCTACATCAGCGTAGGAAGTCCCAGGGAAGTCACCATCGTGGAACTCGATAGAGACAGGGCCCCAACAGTTCTTAGCACCACCATAGTTAGCACCACCTTGAGGATCATAGTCATGGGTGAACCACCTACCTTCCATCGTGTTGATGAAATCCTGGATGGCGCTCGCTGGGAGAGTGTCACGCTTAACGTGGTTACTAGCGAGATCGTCCTTATTGAACTTGATGACGAAGTGGTCTGACGTTCCGTACTTCATCCTAGTAGGTCCGCTGACGCTCTGTACTGACCTAGCCTTACCCTTACCATCTACACCAAGGAACCTAGACGTAGCGCCCTTGATAGCTGGGAGGATCTTGTCTACCTCACCAAGATAAGTCTCACCAGCGACCTTCTGAAGAGAAGGGCCATTGTTGCGCCACGTAGACACCTTGCAGTTGAATGATGCTTCGTTCGTCGTGGCCTGGCCATATACAGAAAGCCTTGCTGTGGTGTTCTCTACGACCTTGCCACCGGAAGTATCCTTAGTGGAGAATAGTGGCATAGCCACACCAACCATATCAGACTCCAGCGTAGAGACTCTCAAGATCTCTGCATTAGGTTCAAGCCTTGTTGTGGTACTGATAGAGGTTGACAGAGAGGGCCTGAGGAGAGACTCATGGTCATAGATAGCTGACACGTCATTCCACTTCCCTTCCTCAAGCCTCGTGTCTCTGTAGACGTAAGACTCAATAGGATTACCAAGAGTCTTGACATGGATCTGTACATCCTCATCATAGCAGTCCTGTATATCTGGCGTGTTGAAGGTCTGCACGTCAGCACACACCCTCACCTGCGCTGAAGCAAGACCCAGGGTAGTCGAGCTAGACTTGAAGAAAGGTTGATCGACCTCCTTCCTGTAAAGCGACTTATTCACTGTCAAGTCACCAAGACTCTCTGGGAGGAGCTCATCACGCGTGATAGGCCTGAAGCAATATGAGGAGAAGGCGTATGGCACACCGTCCTCCCTATCAGAAACAGTATAGAGCGTTGGAGAGAGTACGCCATTAGCGATCGTCCTACGCTCCTTAGTAGATGGGTAATGGATGAGGACCCTATAACCTACATAGTCACCGATCACAGGAGGTGGAGATACCACAAGCCTTGAAGGTTGGTCTGGGGCAGTAAACACACCGACAGGCACAGGATTGGACTCCTGACCTGTCTTACTGATAAGCTGGATAGCCACAGGGTATTGCTCATACGGCATGAGGACAGAGATGTCCTTGTGACCCTTACCTGCCTGGTTAGCCCTGAAAGGATCCACATCGACAGGCTTGAAGGATATGTTGCCGGTAGCATAGTGGTCCTTAATTTCTCTCTGCTCTTCCTCAGACAACTTAAAGCCGGGGATAGAGAGATTGCCGAGGAACAGCGTGTTGTCCTTAGCTGCAAGCGTAGAGGCGATGATGGTGTTGCTACCAAGATACAGGATGGCCTGTGGCTCAATGCTGATGCCTGGCTGGCCATAGTCGTGGAACTCTACACTAGTGCCAGTGACAGGGATAGAGTCAACGCGCTGCACGTCAGGTGTGCCACCCTCGCTAGTCCTGAGGATCCTATACACATTGACAAAGTCAGCCTTCTGGTCCAGACCTGTGACCTCGATATCGAAGGAACAGTTGATGATGTCCTCGCCTGAACCACCACGACCATCGGAATGAGTGATGTAGTAAACGTCAGACTCAGCGAAGACTTTGGATTCCTTGCCATGAAGAAGAGAGTAGGTGAAAAGATAGGTGACGTTACCACTATGCAGCTTTGATCCACGACCCCAGCTCTGTGTGACACTTACCTCTTCCTCAAAAGATAGAGACCAGGTGTTGTTGATGTAGTCAACATCGGGATTGGTGGCTAGACGCTTGTCGTGGATGTTGAGAGACCTCAGAGGATTGACACCATCAACCCAGTAGACCTTCTCAATATCATCACGCTCGACGACACCGATCATATCGACGTTGTCACTCAGGTTCATCTCCGTCTGGTAGATCTTCTTGATATTCTCGCCATCGAAGACGAAGACCATACCATCCTTACTGAGCTTACTGAGGATAATAGCTTTGTCGCCTATCACAGTGGTAGCCACAACGCGGCCAGGGACAGAGCTCTTAGCCTCCGTCCCCTTGATGCAACTTATAGAGAAGAGCGTGTTACTGCCATCTGAGGAGATGCGGATATTCCTCAGCTCGTAGGCTAAGTCATTTGATGCCCTGGCTTCAGCGTGGTCTTGCGCCATGCCTCGTGCCATTAGGCGGATAACCTTCTCTTTCATCGTCTCTTGGTGCCTATGTCGGAGAACCTAGCCCTGATACCGATCTCTATAATCTCCTCAGGTGTAGGCATCCTCTGTGATGCGAGGTACTGTCCCACGGCCCATGCATAGTCCTGCTGTGCCTGGTGTGATGACTCCCTGCTGATCTTGTTGTTGTCGAAGAGGAGCTTGTACTGATCCATCTTGATGTAGGACAGGATAGCGTCAATGAGCATCTCATCCTCATAGACCATGGGGAAGCCATCCTCATCTACCGGCATAGCCAGATAGGAGATATCGATCTTACCCTTCTCAAAGCCACACTGCATAACGCCATTGCGTAAGGTGTACTCATACTTCCCTATACGTCCGCTCCTCCTCACCTCATTCATGGGGATGTGACCGATACGCACGGCCTGAAGCCTGAGGCAGTCCTTAGGTAGCCTACCACGGAAAGCCTTGATCTCTACCTCGTCTTCATAGATATCAAGACTGTCGGGCTCAGCGTACTTCCTCGTGAAGCTAGCTACGTACTCAGCAACAGCCTCCTTATCCAGGGTAGCCAAGTTTGGATTCCTGGTCAACCTAGAAAGGAGGCTATCAATACCTATGTACCTGTTCATATATTAGTCTTTGTTCATGTTCGCGGAGGCGAGTCTTCGCACTCCTGTAATATTCAAAGAGGTAATGGCGCATTACTGTACGCCTCCTCATGGACTTCTTACTACGTAGTATCAGCTTCTGCTTCCAGTCCTGTCTCACGAAGCCCTTATGGCCGCTCTTCCTGATCTCGTTGGTCTTTGCCCAGTCGATAGGTGGTAGCCCTACTAGCTTACCATTGACAAGCCTAGGCTCATACTCCCTGAGCTCAAGGTAGAGAACAGCTAAGTCCAGAGGAAGGCGAACCATCCCTTCCTCAAGCAAGACTTCAAAGAGAGCGGCATTAAGGTCCTTCACTATGTCTATGAAGATATCCCTCTTCACCTTCTTCTTGAGATCGCGCCTGAGGAAGGGATAGATCTCTTTACTTCCTATACTCTTCATCACTTAGCTTTCCTATTCCTCAGCTGACGAGAGATGGCTGATGCAAGCGTGTAGACATCTGGGAGGTCGTCCGCGCCGTTGTTCTTGTAGTCATCAGCATTGTACATCGTGGAGAGTACATCCTTCCTCACAGCATCTATGAGAGGCATCACTAGCCCTTCCTCAAGAGGAATGGTGATGTCATAGCTATCAGCACACTCTCCTCCCTGTCCTTCCTCGGACTGATCGCAGAGGAGCTTCTTGTCAGGGATAGATGCCGGCATGCAGGTGATACGCACCTCATTAAGGTACTTCATCCTGGGATCAAGACCTTTGAGCTTGAGGTGCCTGTCACCACCGATAGTACCGTAGATGGTCTTGGCGGCGAACTCACCTGACAATGCGTGCCTGAACCTATCTGTATTGGCTGAGCTGATGGTAAGCTCACCTGCCTCGATATTGTAGTCACCGATCATTGAGGGTAGCTTATCGACACTCACAGATTCAAAGATATTCTTGCACTTGTCGATACTCTTCAGCTTGAGCTTAACACACAGCTCTACCTTGTTCTCACTACCGGGGTCCTTGCCATTGTACTTCTTCTCGATAAGGAGGGCGCGGTACTTGTCTATGAGGAAGGCGATGTGTGCGTCGGTGAAGCTAAAGTCATCTGAGCCACCCTTGACCTGATCGGTGATCAGTGATATGAGTTCTCTGTATGTTGCCATTACACTTCAATTCTAAAGGTATTGTCAGCGACACGTATCTCGCAACGCTGTGTGACCCTGAGTCTCCTATTAGATTCTACAGGGTCATTGAGGATGAGATCGCCTGCGCCGAAGTCAACCCTACACAAAGATAGCTCTGAGGAAAGGATAGAGAGCATCGACCTGTATTCCTCTACCGTGGCATAGAGGCCTAGCGAGGTTCTGTCGATGATAGCTACCTCTATAGCGATGAGCGTATCCTTGTCGTCCTTGGCTTCTCCCTTACTCAGACCATCGTAATAGTCGAGTAGGAGATCTATGATTTCTCTATCGGTCATTGCAGCTACTACATTTCTTCTTCTCCTCAGCCACAGGCTCACCAGTCAGGGCCCAGAAGCGGTTAGCTGCATTGACATCACCACAACGTACCGCAGCACGCATACCCTCCATGAGGAGGATAGTGTCAATAACAGCCGACTTGTTATACTTACCTTCCCCACCAACACCCATGCTCTTCTTCACGCGACGATAGAAGATCCCTTCATCGTAGGTGATAAGCTGGAACTTGCTCTTGTCGAGACCACAAGGCGTGCTCTCCATAGGTGCACCAGCAAGCTCTACGTCAATGAGGAAGAGATCAGTGGCATTAGCGTTGATCTTATCCAGTCTCAGCTCAAGACGTGCTCTGCGTCTCCTCAAGTCGTTATGAGCCATCTCAGACTCAGTAGGGAGGACACCACAGAACTCACGGCATAGGTTAGCTGTAGCGATATCCTCAGGGATGGCAGAGATGTCCTGCTCATGCTTGACCTTGTCCCCAACAGTGACCTTGACCTTCCTCAACCACATGTTGTCATAGTAGCATAGTGAGGATACGCTGATGTCGATGATTAGTTTATTTACCCTGGTGTCTACCAGCAATTCATTGATCTCGATCATTTGTCTTTAAGAAATAAGGGGGCCACCTACAGGTGTAGATGACCCCCAGATTCTACATGAGGTTGGTTAGCATTCGTCAAGAATGGCGACACCATCCTTGGCAGGATGAAGCTCCTTCTTGATAGCGTCCTTGAACTTACCATCAAGGAGAGCCTTCAGCTCGTCGTACTTGCCGTAGAGCGTGATATCCTTCTCACTGCGGAAGGTCTGAGTGCCAGAACCGAGGTGAGCATAGTGGATATCCAGAGCGTCGTACTCCTGCGTAGGATCAGCTACCATACCAACAGGGAGCTTGTAGCCCTGACCAAGACCCTGGTACTCATCACCACGGAAGCCGAAGTGGAAGCGCTCCATATCTGCGACAATTGGACCATTGATCTCGTAGTTGTCAGCATTCGTGTAGTCGAGCTTGACGCGCTTGCAGACGATGTTCGTGTTGTCTGATGCACCAGTCATCATGACACGAGGCTTGAAGCTGAGCCTGTACGTGGGAGCCGAGTGAGCGGGGTTGTAGAAGAACGTCTGATTTTCCTTGAGGACAAGACCATTGATAGCCGTAGCAGCAGCCTTGAGCTGATCAAAGGTCATATCATGCTTAACCTCTACAAGCGTACCGATCGTGTCCTCAGTACCAGCGGTGTCGATGAAGACCTGGACAGCGTTCTCACGAATCTGATACAGCCTCTTGGCGAGATCAAGAACAGCGAGAAGGAAGTTATCCTTGTCGAGGTTGAAGCTACCATCGTAGTCGAAGTTGATAGACTCAGTGATCTTGTTCAGCTGCATGTTCGTGTAAACACCAAAGATATCAACATAGATGTCGACATTCTGCTTTTCTACCGTAGACGTAGCAGGGATCGTGATCTTGTAGCAATCCTTGTGATGACGAAGCTGTTCCTTCTTCGTGAGGCGGATCTTGTTGATGCTCGCCAGAGGAATCTCGTCAGTGCGGACAACACCATTGTGCGTGCGATACTCGAAGTACATGTAGCCGCCCTCGTCATTGATGAACAGCTTAGCCTCACCGAGGTCGCCCTTTTCGGGGAGATGATCACTAGGACCAAAGCCAGTGGCCAGCTCAACCTTATTTGCGACACAGACCTGTCGCACCTGATTAACCTTGTAACCCATAAATAATTATTTCCATGCGGCACGTGCTAGTTGCACTGCCTGTAAAACGATAGACCGGTGGAGGTACGGATTGAGCTCACTAGTGCGAGCCTTCGTCTCTCCATTTATTGTGAGCCCATCCTGGAGGTCCTCCAAGATGATTGGCTTTGGTATGCGAAGATAACGCATAGAGTAGCCAGAGAAATCCTTCTTGTAGATGATCTCTACCATATCACCCGCCATAAGGCGCAGTGGCTGGATGGTAGGACCTGAGAAGGGATTGACAAGCCTCTTAGCGATCTTGTCGTGGCTGACAGGTGCGACTGTGATAGCGCAACCACCTACACCACTGACATACTCGTATAGAGGCTGTATCATATCCTCTGGTGTGGCAAAGAACCTGGAATAGCTTGTCACGCCCTGGATGCCTTTCAGCTCCCTAGTAGTGGTTGTGACAGATGCTACAGCTTCATAGTCCTTGAGGAGAGTGTGCAGACGAGACCTGTTCTCATCGGAGCCGTCCAGACCAGGGAGATCCTCCCCGCCGATGATAGCGGAGAGGACCTGTTCCTGTGCTGTTGTCAGGAGGCGACTCTTCTCATACTCATTAAGACCTGGAGCACTGTTGCTCGACAGGTTGTTGTATAGAAGATCAAACTCGTGAGAGAGCTCCTGTACCGTCATAGTCTACTTTTCTGCGTCCTTAATACTAGCCTTGAGAGTCAGGAGCTCCTCCTGATTCTGAGGACGCGAGAGATATGCTGATGCATTCTCCAGCGTTGGCTCCTCATCTACATTACAGATGGGCGTGTTGTCCAAACGATAGAACTTACCACCCTTGTTGAAGATGAGCTTGAGAGCTGCAGCCTTCTTGAGGACAACCATCGAAGCTAGGTTCTCATTACCTGCTACCTCAATGAATCGCTTAGGAGCTTCCTGTGCGATCTTAGTCAGCTTGTTGAGGAGGAAGGACCTATCAACCCTGAGAGACAGTGCAGCGCCTGTGAGACGCTCCAGAACGGCACGCATGGTATCGCGATCGTCCCTGATGCCATTGAGGAGCATGATAGCGTTGATAGAGAGGTCTGCCTCTTCCTCAATGCGCTTAGCACGCTCATCCTCAAACGACAGGAGGTACAGATGCTCAGAGTCGGGATTCTTCCTGTGTTCCTCAGCCGACGTAGCAATGATATGCTTGTTAGCTGCAAGGACCTTGTACTCGATGTACCCTTCAGGCGTGCTGAGGTCAATAGACTTATCCTCAGCGTTGAGCTTGATAGAGTAGTTATCCCAGTAGTTGTTCACCCTGAGGTAGCTGGAGAGAGCATCCTTGGGGAGGCCCATCAGCTTAACAAGGCATTCCTGCTCTTCCTCAGTCAGAACCTGCACGTAGGAACCATCGATCTTAACAGGCACACAGATCGTCACTGTTGCACCAGGAGCCCTACCGGAGGCGAGAACGTGGTTCTTGCTGGTTACCAGTGGGGTCTTCTTGGGGATCATCGTGACGTTGACCCTCCTATCAGGTAGCGAGAACCCGCCCTCGTTCTTCACGAGGACGGACTCTTCGATGTTGGTTGATTTCTTTGCCATTTCTATTCTATGTATTCTTAGTTAGCCTTAGTCCCTGAGGATCGAGGGGATGAACGACATTACGCGCGAAGCATCACGGACACATACACCCATCGTAGCGGTGCGCGTAAACTGTACGCTATCCTCGTCGTTAGCAGAGTGCTGGTAGGTACCACCACCATAAGCGCTCAGAGCGTGGCTCATCAGAGTGCCAGCGACGTTGTACCTCGTCGTACCCACGATGACAGAGCGGTGTTCTTCTGCACCCTTAGGCTGTACAAGCTGGATGTTGGGGTTGTCTGTCGTACCGCAGTCGAAGAGGTCGAAGCGGTGAGAGAACGCCGTACCACCCTGGGGGTGAGAGATCTTGTTACGAACCATGTCATCGTACATGCTGTCGATGTCAAGAGTGATCGTCACGCCGTTAGGAGCGCGGTACTCAGTGAACTGGTAGCCTGCAGACATAGCGTTGTCGTGGTAAGGACTGTTCGTCCTCGTAACAGCGGGAGCGTTACCATCACCGATATAAGCCCAGCCCTTGACAGAGTCAGAGACAGCCTTGTGGAAGGCGATAGCACCATACTCACCGGTACGGAGGATATACTTACGTTCGCCGAACTCCTTGTTGTCGACAGAGAAGTCTACCAGTGCGCGTTCGAACATCTCGATGTTGAACTTCGTGTAGTAGTGCTGGTTGCCGTAGGAGATCTGCTCGTAGAGACCTGCGCCAGTCTTGATCTTGTTACCAGAAGCACCGAAGAGCGTGAACTCACCGTTAGCACCCTTGGTAGAGCGACCATAGGCAAGCATGTTAGCCTTCATTTCACGGAACTGGATTTCAGCAAGCCACTCGGTGTAGTGCACCCATGCCTCCTTGATCTCGACCTTATTGCCGTTGTCAGGATCGATGAAGGGATAGAGGAACATCATACCGCTGTTCTCCTTGACGAAACGCTCAGAAGCGACCTTGTAGTCGAGACGGATGTTCGTGAAGTTGTTGCGCATCCTGTTAGCCTCACCGAAGCGGATACCGCCAACGCTACGAGACATTTCACTCTCGATGATCGTGTGAGAGTAGCTGAACCTGCGACCTTCCAGAAGCTCCCTTGCAGGGATACCATTCTCATCACCATTAGCGAGGACTACACGGTAGACAACCTGCGAGCCTTCATTGACAGGGTGATCCTGGATGTGGAGAGGATAGACTTCGTTCTTCTCACCCATGATGATCTCACCCTTGAAGAAGTAGTCTTCGGGGAAGACCAGGTAGAAGGGAGAGAAGTTGCGACCGACGTTACCGTAGTTTTCGTCGATGATAGCACCGCTCTCGTCGCGAGCCTGGATCAGAGGGATATTACGCCTATAGCCGCCTACTACGTCCCACTCGTAGTCGTTGGTCGTTTCTACGTACTTGATGGGGAACTTGCGCAGGAAAGCCTCGAGGTTGCTACCCTTTGAATTTCGTGACACAAGGTTAACCATAAAGTCCGCCAGAAGCTGGGGAGAGCGATAGCCGATGGATGCGAGGTGGTTCTCGGTCGTCAGACCATTCCACCCAGAGGTCCTTGCTACCTGTAAGGGCTGGAGCCCATTTTGAATTAACTTACTCATATATTTTACTATCTGATTTTAACAGGGGTGCCATCTGGTAGATAAGCCATGGGCCCACCACTGCTTACTAGTTGCGAGTTACCACGCCTCTCTGGCGTGCGTAGCTTAGCTTCCAAGGCAGACATCTTTGAGGAGACCTCCTTCTGTACTGCCTTCTGGCCGATCTTAGACAGGTCCTTGAAACCATCCGTCAGAGCGAAGAGCACGCCTACATTGCGAGAGAATGACACAGGGTCACTCTGCATGGCGTACTCTAGTGCGGTGAGCGTCTGTCCAGTGGACTTATCCTTATATGCTGGTTCTGTGAGAGCCTTATATGCGAGATCACGGATAGCGTTATCCACACCAAGCGTCTCATAGAAAGAGTTATCTTCTAACACAGCTGAACGGAGAGCCTGTGCGTGCATCTCGATCTGAGCCTGCTGTTCCTTAGCCTCAGCTTCGCGCTGAGCAAGGAGGTTGTTGTAGGACCTCACGTAGAAATCCTTGCAGTCTTGAAGGGCATCGACAGCGTCGGCTACATCAGTGCCGGCATTGATAGACTTCTCTACCTCGCGCTTCGCCCTTTCCTCAGAGAACCCCTTGTTGATATACGACATATAGATGAGCTCACGTCGGGTGGATTCAGCTTGCGCATCATTCTCCTTAGTGAGCTGGTCTTCGTCAATACTACTCAGGGTATCGATGATGTTAGAGTATTGCGTGTACTCATCGACAGTGACGTTTGCAGCCATAGCCTCCTCAAAACGCTTAACCTTATCGCCAGCACGGTTAGCCGCTTCCTGGTCAATAAGGTCTGAGAGTTGGTCTGGGGTAAGCTCTCCGCCAATCTCCTTGGGGTCGATGAACTTGAGGACGTTTCCCTTTACGAGGTCCTGAGCAAATGCGGAGTACACGTCTCCGCCAAGGTTATCACCTTTGACTTCTTCCTCATGGATAGGTTCTACGCCTGGTTCTTCGGGCTGCGGTACAGCTGGTTCTTCGCCTTGCTTAGGTTCTTCCTGGGGTTCAGGTTCAGCGTTGCCATCTTCGGGAGTCGGCTCGCTGAGCTCGCCTCTGAGGAAGATATCAGGAAGTCCTACTGGCCCACCTGAACTGACATCTGCTACACCTTGGGGTTCTGCAGGCTCTTCGTACCTACCGTCCTCAAGACCAAATGAAGCAAGACTAAATTCTTCTGGATTCATGTTCTTTCTCTTAATATGTACTACAAGGCTCAGAAACGCGCTCTGTTAGCCTCGCGTGATAAAGATATATATTTCCTCACCTTTTTGCTGAGAAGCCTTTAGGCGGGCTGTGAGAGCCTCAGACGTGGCCTTAGAGTCTACAAGTCCACCAACGACCTTGTTCTTGCCTACGAGGATACAGCCGGACGTATGGTCCTTATTGTTCCCTGCGTGGATAAGGATGCCGTCGAACTCAGGGACATTGAGGAGACGAGGAAGTTCTTTGCCGAAGCGTGGGGACACATTGACAACAACCTTGTACTTGCCATAGGGGATGGCCGTCTCATGCATGACCTTGCGCTCGCCATTGTCAAACCTGCCATTCTCGTTCAGGTCCCTGACCTTGTCCTCTAGCGTATCACAGAAGTACACACCATCGATGTATAGCTTACCGATAGTGTACGTCTCTTTAAGTGCAACTCTCTTTAGTTCAATCTTCATAAGCCTTAGGGTATCTGATCCGCGTTAGCATCGACGTTCCTTGTCGCTTCCTTCACGAGGCTAGCCAGCTCGGCGATCTGTGCCTTGAGGTCTGAGATCTCTTCTCTCTGCCTGCTGATCTCCTCGCGCTGCTTCTCGATGCTCTCGCGCTGTTTCTCGTTTTCCTCAAGGAGAGCTATAAGCCTCCTCTTGTTGTCTTCGGAGAGCGTCTGATAGAACTCAAGACTCTCCTTCATGTTAGCTACCTCGATCGCCCCGGTCTCCGCTTGGTACTTCTTCTTGGTGAAGATGAACGTCACGAAGGCACTGATAGTCGAAGTGACTATACTGATAATACTGCTAACGATAAACTCATGCATCTTTAATTTACAATCTCAACGAACCTACTACCTTCCTCACTAATGTAGGGGTTCAAGTCCTTAACGTCAACGATGACCTCCGTGCTTCTTTTCTGGAACCAACGGATGAAGAAGATCTTCGATGGCTTGCGAATAAACCTGCGTGTATGTACTACGATGTGCTTCTTTGATAGCACTGACAGGTCCGTTCTTAGAGTATCTGGATAGCGTAACGCCAACCTTAGCTTGTACCATTCATCTCCTAAGATAGTATCTACGGAGACCCCAGGGGCAAATATAGTATCGCGCAGGACCAAGGTATCCTTAGTGGAGAATGCAGACCTGAACTCAGCGAGAGCCTTCAGATCCTTATCCTTGACCTTCAGCTCCTTCTTGGTCTTGAGGAGAGCGATGCTGATGCTATCACCTCTCTGCTCAAGCTCGTCGATAGTCATCCTGTATAGCTTGCTCTGATTCTTCAAGCTATCTGATGCAGCTATCTCTGCGCGAAGATTTCCATACGCTCTCTCTTCCTCAATGCGAAGTCTCTGGTTCTCGTTCCTGAGGAAGGAGGCGTACCCTACCGCCGATAACGTGATAGCTATCAACAGTAGGGTTACGTTCACCTTCATAGTGTTTATGCTTCTGGAGCCTTACCGATTACGAAGAGGTGATTCTTCTTCTTCCTCGTAGCCTCGGGGAGAGCCTGGTATGCTTCAAGCGAGTCAACGAACGTGATCTGATCCTCCTTCGCTGGGGTAGACTCAAGCTGAGTGATCTTAGCCTGCAGCTGCTGGATCGTAGACTCAAGGGTAGCAATCTTACCCGCGTTCTCATCAGCCTTACCCTTAGCCTGGGTAATCGTCTGTCCTTGCTGCGTCACTGTACCCTCGATGGTCTGGAGCTTCAGCTTCTGTGCATCGACAGCCTGCTTGCTAGCTTCTACAGCCGCAGGGTCAGCGATCTCCCTCCACTTACCGGTGGTGGCATCTACTGAGTTAGAAGACTGGAAGACGTAGTGCTTCTTCGTCTCCTTACAGAAGGACATGTGACCTTCATCGATGGTGTCAACTACAGCCTTCATGTCTGAGAGCGTAGCGAACTGGTCACGCTCAAAGTTGGGGAGATCCCCTTCATAGCCAAAGGTGATGGCTACGTTCTTGAAATTACTTGCCATGTATATTACTTAACAAAAGTGAATGGAATTTCCTGACGCTTACGCGTAGAGCCGAATGGTGCAGCGATCGTGTAGACGAGGTAGTCAACACCGTCAATGCTTACCGTAGTCTCATCAAAGTTCTCCCTGATATCATCATTCGAACCATCGATGATCTTGGTGACAGCACCCAGACTCTTGGGATATGCGTAAGAGAACTTAGAGTTCTCGTGAGACACTACAGTGATCTGCTTGAACACCTCTGCAGGTGAGGAAGCGACAGTAGCCGTTAGAGCCTTGATGTCTGCAGCGGTGATAGGATGCCCTTCCTCACCGATACCGCTCCTATGAGGGTACTTACCGAGGTAAGTGGTGTAGGACTCAGCTACTGGCCTCTTCTTCCTACCTACAATCCTATAACCGGGCTTAGCCGGCTTGGTGACAGTCCACTCGCCATACTGAGGGTTATCCTGCCTTACACCGTCGATGAGCGTGTAGGTGACGTTACGCTGACGCTCACCGACTACAGGCTGGATAGTGACGATGACATCCTCGAAGGCGTTGTTGTCGTACTGGTCAGGTCCATTAGGTCCTGGCTGGATAGCTTCCTTCTCTACCACTACCTGTGTAGTTACCACAGGACGCTTCTTAGCACCACGCCTACGCATCTCTGCCACACCTGGGGTATGGACATCGCTCTTCGTACGCTTGGTCCCTGTGGGCTTGCCATTACGGTACAGCTCTTCCTCAATGAGGACACGCTTGCCGAGGACAGCGGTGCGCACGACAGTTGACTCATCTGCATACAGCGTAGGATCGGTAGCCGTGTCCCACTCTACAGGGAGAGGAGCATCGAAGGTTGTCTTAGCTGGGAGCTCACGCCATTCCTGCACGACATTCTTGGAGATGAGGAAGCTAGAGCCGTTGTTGTTCTGGATCTTTATGGTGTCATCATCGACCCACTCACCAGAGACGGCATAGACATCCTGCTTGCGCTCAAGCTCTGCCTGCTTGGCTTTGACAGCCTTCAACTCGTTAGTCAGGTCCTCAATAGTCTTGAGGAGAGAAGAAGGATTGAAGATCGTATCCTTGTCCTCCTTGTTCTCAAGTACCTTGACCCTACGTTCCAGAGCTTCGAGGTTGCCGTTCTCTACAGTGAAGGGTACACGAAGCACCTCGTCAAGGGAGCCGTCAGCATCAACCTCAGGGCTAAGACCTACACGGAAGACAAGCTCACCATTCTCGTAGACTACGCTCTTGAGGCTTCTGTCGGGACCACCCTGGCGATTGCAGATACCTGAGGCACTACCAAACTGCTCGAGCTTGTGTACGAGCTGGCCATTCTTCATGTAGCTCACCTTCATGAACTCGCGGAACGTGCCGGGAGCATCATCGTTAGGTACGAGGTAGATCACCCCTTCCTCAGCCATCTCAGGTACGCCAAGGAATGCCCTGGTCTTCACCTCATAGCGGAAAAGCCCATCAATCTTAGTCTGAAGAGCGTGGAGCTTACCGCGGTCATCGATGAACTCAGTGATGAGGTTCTGACCCTGCATCCTGATATTGTAGGGCTTGTAGAACGTGTCCTTGTTAGCACCGATAGTGGACCAGTGCTTGGGATTAGTGATCTCCTTACAGCCATCGCTACACGAGCCGGTGTATTGCCTTGTGATCACCTGACCAGCACCATCTACCGTGGTGATGACGAGGCCACGACGACGAACGCCGCGTGGGATCTGCCTAAGGGTATCCTTGAGGCAGCCTCGCCAGGGAAGGTAGATATGGTTGGCCATTGCGAGGACATAGTCAAGACGTTTGCCTGTGTACCCATCAAAGACAGCCTGCATGACGGTCTGAGGATAGACAGGCTTCCTGCTCTCTACCGAGCAAGGCGTTTGCTCTATGCGCCTGTAAAGCTGTTCGACGTGAACCTTCTTAGGCTCACGCTCAGGTCGCTTATATACCTCCTTGTTACATCCGCAACTCATATTCTATAAAAAATCTGGTTCTTCTTCTTCCTCAGTGCAGACGATATAGTCTTCCAAAGGCTTGGTATCATTACCAACGTAGACTCTCCATCCCTTCCTTGCGAGCGTGCCAACCATACCACCAGTCATGTAGGCTTCCCACTTTTCAGGGATCCTAAGACTGAAGGATGGACCGAGAAGGAAGAGTTCATCCTCCTTGCCATTGACGTAGAGAGACTGATCCCTCATGTTGTCGAGGAGGTAGACCACAGACTCTCTATCAAGAGACTCAAGGTTCCAGTCAGGATTGTTGGTCGTAGCCCAGTCAGTGACAGTACCTGCGAAGTTGTAGTCCCTATTACCGAGATTCCTAAGCCTCAGACTCTGTATCTGGCTCCTCAGACCGCGATAGCCAGGCCAGTTGACCTGACCAGGAGGACAGTGGAAGGCCTGATACATCTGAGCATCGGTATAAAGATAAGTACAATCGATGATCGGTTCGATGATAGCCACGTGAGAGTACTTACACATATAGGAGATACCACCAGTGGGGTTTACTGACCAGCGCTTCTTATCCTTGTCGTAGTCATCCATACCTGGGTACCACACGGAGAACGCCACAGGATCAACCCTGCGGAACCCGGCTTCATCATAGAGTGCTGGATCCTTGATAGTGATCTTACCATAGTCACCGAATGAGCCGTGACCTACCATCTCAGGAGTAAAACCATCCTCCTCAGCGTTGAAGACCCTATTGAAGACCTGCTCAGCGAAAGCGCCAGAGAAGTCCCTACAGTGCCTGAAGTTAGCCTTGAGGAAGAACTCATCATAGCTCTTCTGGTTGAGGTAAGAGAACTTGAAACAGTCTGCGATGGTGGTAGGCACTAGACCGAAGAAGGGATAGTCAGCTGACGCATACTTCTTACCCTCATAGTCGATCTTGAGCTTACAAGGAGAGAAGTACACCTCATTCTTCATTCGCTCAGGATCAGTGGTAGTACCACGCACACCCTTGAACATCGCGTGACAGTTATTGATATGCCCTGACTTGAACGTGATACTGGGGTTCACCTTAGCGCAAGCAAAGGCAGCTCTCGCTGAGATACCATCAAAGACTGATGTTGCTGGACCTGGGTCCGCCTGAATAGTCATCTTCAGCTCTTCCACCTCTGCAGGCATGTGGTTACCTACATTCTCAAACTCTTCTGCGCCAAGACCGCCAAAGTGCATACCTTCATTACCGAGGAGATTCTCGATATTCCCAGCGATAGGATACTTAGCGAGAACGTCCTTGAGGAGGAGAAGGATCTTCTTAGAGTGCTCATTGCGAGGCAGAGCATACATCAGTCTCAGCCATCCTCCGAATAGCGGATCGTGGTCAGTGACGAAGTTCGTCTCAGGGTCAATGCAACGATAGAAGGCTAGCTGTGGGGCATTCTTCAGCTCGTAAAAGAGTGGGATCCTTGTCTCCGTATCTTCATCGCCTCTCCTCAGCTTCATATTGAAGTGGCAGAGATGATACTTGATTGCAGGATAGCTATACCTACCATTCTCGAAGCTGTCGAAGATCTCCTTTGTGACTACGCTTGATGAGACAGCCGCGTCGATGATATTAAACATCAGCGCAACACCAAGGTCGATCTCCCTATGATAGACATGCTCACCGCCAGAGTACATATCAAGGACTAGGTTCTCCCAGGGATTACCCTTATAGTCATACCTTGTGAGCTCTCCAGCCTTAGCGATACCATCATAGAGGATCAGTGGATCCACCTTCCTCAGCTCAGGCACACTGCGGAAGATGAGGTTGGGCATATTAGCCACAACCTCCTCAGATGATGAACTGCCAATGACAGTGCCATCAGCCACAGTGATACCGCTGCTAGACCTCAAGAGATTCTTGGTAAGAGCCTTGAGGGACTCTATTATGTTTTCTTTAGATATCATAGCTGATTATTAAAGATTATCAGAATATCCTTCATCATGGATGTCCTTGACAAGTACACTCACGCGCTGGTCTCCATTGGGTAGAACTAGCGTGTACTGCACAAAGGCAAACATACCATTCTCATCTGGCGTGTCACCGTAGAAGTGGTATGCCGAGGGGAAGCGGAACTCTTGTGTCGTGTACTCTGTAGCTCCAGAGGTATCGATACCCATACGAGTGCCTACAGACTTGAGATAAGCTAAAACCTCAGACTTCGGCTTCTCATTGTCAGCAACCATTGGAGCAACAGCGCTACGCACCTTATACCTGTGCTCATCTCTCTTTGCTATTTGAGCCTTGGAGATCATCACAAAGTGAGCAGATACAGCTGATGTACCATTAGACCTAATAGCATTTGCAATGATGTAAGCATTGTCATTGCCATAGGCATATAAACTCAAGAGACCATAACCTGCATGGTCGATCTTTGAGTGCACATCATCAACGACAGCTTTAGGCTGAAGGTTAGAGTCATACTGCAGAAGAGCGAACCTAGGATAGAGACTGTCTATACCTCCAGGTGTATTAGCTCTCTTCCTGTATTCTTCTGCATTGACAGTGAGTTCCTGAAAGGTCTTACCACTTGCAGAGAGTACCTTTGGTTTGAAATACGATGGAACGCCAGCTACAGGCTTGGCGGAGCTTCCGCCATTCTGCATATCCATCCAGACGTACTCACCAACACGTGGTGTCCACTCTGGCTCGGCCCCCCTACTGTCATCTACTCGTGTCTTGCTGACCACTTGCCCATTAAGAGGTGAGCCAGGCTTGACGATTCGGCAGATCCTATATTTGATTTTTGCCATACTTAGAATTACGATTAGTATTACGACTGCTACTGCGATCTGAAACGCGAGCTCCATCATGCATGGTACTTAATGAAGCCATACCTCCAGCCATCTTCATCCTTCCTCAGGAGCTTAGTAGCCGTGTAGGTAGAGAAAGTGGGACGCACCTCAACGGTAGCACTACCAGAGAAGGACGAGCCATCGAGGAACTCAATGGTGTACGTGACTTCCTGTGTTGGATAACCTGATGCGTTGGTGTTAGGCATCATGAGGTCACCCCAGTTAGCTTCCCTAGAGAGGATAGCTGAGTTCGCACGCCCATAAGGAAGAGGAGCAGCTGACTGGACGAACTTCTCGACCATGGCTGGGCTATTGAGAGACAGATCACCAATCCTGTTGAGCTGATCTGGAGCTACTCTCCTAGCTGTGATTGCCGAGAAGTCCCTATCTCCAGTACCGCTAGGAATGAATACGTTAGTCCTGCGTTCCTCACGAGCTGCATTGTTGAGAATCTGTCCCCATACGAACTCATCGATGTGGAGCCTCCTACCTGCTGAGCCATAGAGATCGAAGTTACCGATCGTCTTGTTGTCAGGGAAGTCATAGGTCTCCCTGTCAAGGTGAGGCCTATAGTCAAACCTGAAGGAGCTCTCAAAGTCACCACACCTGATCTTCAGCCTGCTGACGTTGTCCTTCAGCTTATTGAAGGTCTCGTCGGTGATATCGAGGTAAGAGCCAAGCTGAGGACGTACAACGGCGTTGTTCATGCCGTCATTGGTAGCCTCTGCCTGAGCCACGAGGTGTACACCTACACCGATGTGACCGCTGTACATCTCCTCAGAGATAAGGCTCTTGATAGCTTCCTTGTCGGTAGCTACAGGGGTATCACCCTCACCACCGCCACCTTCATTCTCGTCGGCATCGCGGTAGTTCACCACAAGCCCATGGAGCGGATGTCCTGGCTTGTTGATCCTGCAAATTCTAATTCTTGACATACTTGACAAATGGGAAGTTAGACGTTCTTGCTGACAGTTCTCTCACGATGGTAGCCTTGTCCACTACAGTACAGAGGACATCACGATCGTTGTTGATAGGATCGAGGATGCCTACGCGCTTGTAGACGAGCGTGGTCCTACCGTCCCTTACTACCTCACAGAGAGAGTACGTAGCGAGCTCTAGGCGCGAGTACTTATCCAGGAGTGCATCGATGGTCTTCTCATCGTACCTGCGTGCCTCGCCCTTCCTCAGGAGCACTGAGAGCACACCACGAGTGCCGTTGGGGACAACGTCCTCTACAAACTGCACCACATCCACGTAGTCTACAGCGATCTCATTCTCGATGATAGGACTTACGAACTCTTCGGGACCGCACTTCTCGTTGGGCTTATCGCGTTCAGGCATCCTGGTTACAGACAGGATCTTGCCAAAGTCCTTTCTCTTTCCGTTACCTTCCTCACAGACCTGGTATGCGTAGATCCCCTCTGGTAGTCCAGCGTGATACGACGCAAGGTTGTAGTCTGCGCGGTTGAGGAAGACGAAGGAGCATGAGGGCTGTGAAGGTTGCTCTGGTTCTGGTTGAGGAGGGTTAGGAGTAGGATCCGGCTGGGGCGTAGGAGGCTTAGGCGTAGGATCGGGCGTAGGACTAGGCTCAGGTGCAGGTACTACACCACCACCGCTAGTGAAGGTGTACAGCCATTCCCACGTCCTCTTATTGTCGTAGGACACGTAGAGCTTATTATCCTCTACCTTGAACCTAGGCGTGATACCAGGGGCACCATCCTTACCGTTAGCACCATTAGAACCATTGATACCATCACGACCATCACGACCGGGCCTGCCATCTACACCATCGCGTCCAGGACGACCTTCAGCGCCATCACGACCGGGGAGACCCTGTGGACCACGAGCACCATCAGCACCTCTCTCACCGGGATCACCCTTATCGCCCTTCCTCACTGCATCAATGTACTTGGGATCACCTTCGACATCAACACAGATCTGGTCCATACGGAAGACCTTGATGACAACGTTCTCGCCGACGCGGATCTTACCATTCTTGAAAGCACCACCGCTAGTGAGGTCAAGGACAGTGTTGCTGGGGATGTTGATAGTCTGCCCATCAAGATCGTAGGTATAGCGAACATCGTAGATAGTGTTCTCCTTATCGATCATGTGCTGCTCAAGGAGGTTAGTCTTGTCGACTATGTTCTTCCTCATGTAGACATACCCATACCCGAGATACTCTTCCTCAGAAGCCTTGCGGTCTGCGAAGGACAGCTCGTTCTTATCGTTGAACTTCAGGTCCTCACTGTTGGGTAGGATGCCAGTCGTACGGATACCAAGGAGGTAAGAGATGACCTCAGGAGAGAGATCCTCAATACCGATGTTACCCTTAGCGTACTGCACTGCTTCCTCAAGCATACACCTCGTGACATAGGTCTGTGAGATCACATGACCCTCACTGTCGGCGATAGCCCTGTCGGCGATGATCTCCTCAATAGGAGCACCGAAATACTCGGTAGGCTCAGAAACGATGTATCCCTGCCCGGAGATGAAGTCCTGGAAGGGATTAGTGCTTGATGCTTCCCAGAAGCCATCGATACGGCACTTGTACATCGTGGAGGTGACAAGCGTCTCACCCACGAAGGCGTGATCGCCTACCCTGGGACGACGGACAGCTGCCTCAAGCTCACGCTTGGTACCGAAGAGCCCCTTGAAGGAACTTGATCCTGAGGAGAGCCATTCCCAGTTGCCTACGTTCTTAACATCCTCAGATCGCGTCGATGAGCCGATGTACCTCACTACTTCCCACAGACCTGAGTCCATGTCAAAGTATGAGTAGACAGATCCCGCCGTCTTGAACGAGGGGATCTGCTTCTTGTCGACGTAATCCATCAGAGCTTCGATAGTCCGTACGTTAGGAGGCACGGAGTGGTAGGTTGACTGATCCACAGAGAGGAGGTCCGCTACCGTGGCTAGGACATTGACGTTGCCCTGCACGATAGGAATCTTCTCATCTCCTCGGAGTGGGGCGGACTCTGGGAAGTCCGTATCCCTCCTACCTGTAAGGGAGGTCATCTTATCCCTTAACTCGAAAATGTTACTCATATATTAACTACTTCTTTTTACCAGATACCACCTTGGCACTGGCTGCCTTTGCAGCTTGCTCCTGGATCTCCAGTTGTCGCTGCTTGTATTTGTTGTTCGCTTCCAGCTTCTCCTTCTCGAGCTTCATCTTCTCATCGAACTGCCTATCGGACTGCTCAAGAGTCTTCTGTTCTTCCTCAGAGAATACGTCATCGTCGATACGGAAGATCGTCTGACCGAAGCCAAACGCTTCCTTCATCTTAGCAATCTCAAGCTGGGCGTCCACTTCACGTTGACTAATTCGGTCCTTGAGATCGAGCTCAGCCATCTTGAGCTGCATTTGCTGTTCTGCAGCCTGTTGTTCAGCTTGCTGTTGAGCCTGCATCTGCTCAGCCTGGCGTTGACGCATAGCCTGCTCACCTTGCTCAATGATGCTTGCCTTCTCAGATATTGAGGTAGACTGGTAGAGTTTGATGATAGCAGAGAAGTCAATGGCCTGATTTTGGAGAGCGGCCTGAGCCAGCATATCCAGCTTCTGATTGATCTCCATCGTCCCACGAGAAGAATCAATAGTGATACCATAGTCGCACTCTGCAAACTCTTCTCCCCCGACAGACATGATCTGCCTAGACTGGTCTGGGAGGATGTACTCGAACTTCTTTGACCCATAGCGTAGTGAAATCTTTGCGACCTCAAGGAAGCATTCTAGCGCGCGCTTCTTGACATCCTCATGGATAGTGAAGATCCACTCGGTGATGTACGATGACTGCAGCGTGGCGCGCTCTACACCTCCTACAGTCTCCCTATTGTAGATCTGACCTTCTCGCTGCCTAGAGATACCTGCCACATCGGACATCTCCTCCTTGATAGAGGTGAGGAGTTGGATGTGATTCATGATGGATGAGGAGAGGTCAAGGTCGATAGAGGCAGCTACGTTGTTGTTTAGCGCGCCTGCCAGCTTACCCTTAGCTACACCAGTCTTCCCTTCCTCAAAGGAGTTGGTGACAACCATCTTCATCTTCCTCAGGACAGACCACCACTTCTCATAGGTCATGGTGGCAGGGAGCTTAGCCATATCCAGCTGGACTACCTTACCGATATTGTCGTAGATGATCTTGTTGAGCTTGTCATGCACGAGGTTGTACATGTAGCTATATGGCTTCATCATATCGACGAGGGAGTAGGGCTTATCCTCGCTGAGGTTGTAGATACTACCCACGATACCGAAGTGGCACTTGGAAGGATTAGACAGCCTGTTGAACTGGATCTTCCTGGGACCGAGGTTAGCATAGATGTCGTCTCCGATAAGTACACCTTCCCAGGCCTCATTGATATACATGATCTTCGCGGTCTCACCTGCGAGCTCGTCTACCTTGTAGTCACTGGGCATAAGTGTAGACACCTCAGCACCGGTCATAGGATCGATAGAGGTAATCTTCTTCACCTGTCTAATGGACTTCCAGTAGACCTGCATGACGCGGACGTTACCTTCAAAGTCATAAGGTGTGAGACGTGTGACTACATCATTGCCGTTGTAGATAGCTGTATCGTTGGGACCAGAGTAATGGATGCCAAAGCGACCGAACATCTCTGCGACGGTGAAGTTATCTCCTTCTCCACCTATAAGTCCTGAGGAAGAGCCAGAGTGTATCTTATCAATCTCTTCCCTTGACAGGCTATCTCCATAGATATCTAGGATGCGTGATGGTGACCAGTAGTCCTCCACCACGACGATGTCAGCATCCTCAATGCTTCCCGATGAGCCAGACTTGAAGACTCGCACCTTCATAGGATCGAGACGTTCTATGGTAGGCTCACCAGCCACGATGTCACACCTATAGATCTCCTCACCTACGATGAGTGCATCAAGGAACCCCTTGTTGAACATCAGCGGTAGTGAGAGTTCAGAAGAGTAGTGCTTGAGGAAGGCATTACCACGGATCTCACGCAGGTCTTGCCACTTATAGGCGTACCTATGCTGTATCTCGTTGAAGGCCTCCTTGAGCTCAGCCTCATCAGTGATACCTGATTCCATGACAGCCATGATGTTTTCCATCACCTGCTGCTTCTTCATCTCCTCCATATCTGAGACCGCAGTGGGGTTGGTCACGATGACACGATAGTCAAAGGGCCTACGAGACTCTTCACCGAGGAGGACGTTGATCTTAGAGTTGATGATGGGGAAGTGCTGAATCTTACCAGGCGCATCAGTATCCTCAAAACCATAGGGATTGAAGAAGGCCAGCATATCTTCCTCATGGACGATACCATTCATGAGGTCATAGTTGATCTTCTTCCTTGCGATGCTGTGTCTTACGGACGATGAGGAAACCACAGAGGATGTACCCTTCGCCCAGTCCACGCACTGGATACACCAGTCACGTGTCTTCTTGCTATTAGGGAGATTCTGTTGAGGAAATCCACCCTTTTGTTTCTTTTCGTTCATACTAACCCTGATAGACTATTTAGGCTTAAAGATAAGGTTTGCGTCTACCGCCACGTAGATTGCGATCAAAGAAGCTCATCTTCTGATCGATCTCTTCCTGCTTCTCCTCATCGTGCTCTTGAAAACTGATGAGCATTGACTCGCGGTAGAGCATCAGGATACCCATAGCTGACACGCGGTCGAAGTTACCTATGTCGTTCCAGGCTATCAGCTCTTGAAGAAGAGCGCGATTCTTTATCCTGCAGAGATTGGGTATCTCGTAATCGTAGACCTCACCCTCGTCCGTCTGACGCGTGACACTCACAGGCATGACAAGCCACTCAGCTAGCTTCTTCCTAGCATAAGCGTTGATACCGGCTGTAGCGGTCACACCCTTGGCAGCGTTACCGATAGGCCTAGCCTTGAGGAGGTCTCTGTCACGTAGGAACTCTAGGGTGTCCTCAAGGAGGTGTGTGAGGTTATACCTTGAGCAGTACGCGAAAAGGCCCTTCTTGTTATTCTCATAGCAGATACGGCAGTCGTAGAGGATGGCTATATCACAGCACGTGCGGTAGAAGTCATCCGAGAAGCTAGGTCTACCGGTGTACTCACATACGATCTCATCAGTGAAAAGGTCCAGGACGAAGAACGATCCTAAGGAGGAGGTATCTGCCTGGTCGTTGTCGTATGGGTCCATACCCGCGATGTACCTACCTTGCTGTACCTTGCCGTCAGCATCCTTCTCTGGCATAGCGAAGATCTCGACATGCCCTGCAGACTTATTGTCTGGCAGTGGGAAGTTACGGATGGGTAGGTCGCTGACAGGATGCACACTCACGTCATAGCCCTTGCGCGACAGCTCACAGGAGATGACACCAGCGTAGAAGGAAGGGTCATTGTCTATCTCGGCAAGCCTCTCTCTCAGCGCGTGAGAAGGGAAGTAGCTAGCCTTGACCTGCAGGATAGCCTCCTGAGGAACGATAGGCATTTCCGCTATCCTACGTATCAGCGTGTCCTGGTTGGTCGTGCTGTACTTGATGCGGTACCTATCCATCAGGATCTCATAGAGAGCGAGTGTCACGTCAGATACGCCATCCTTATTGTAGCACCCCTTACGATTTACGTATGCAGGGAAGAAGAAGCAGAATCGATCCTTGCTGCCACCAGTGGCCTTGTCGTAAACGTTAGGCACGTTGTAGACCTTGTAGGCCACAGGGTGGTACATGATCTCCTGTGCTGAGGAGAACTCAGACGCGTCAGAGCCAGCCGTACCTACACCATAGATAAGCGCGAAGGTCACGCCACCTTCCTCAACAGAGTACATGATGGTGTTGTACAGATCGATGAGGGAGGGGAAGGAACCGAACTCCTCGATGAAGATCCAACCACGCTTACCACGCGCCTTAGAGTCATCATCCTTGACAGGCAGCCCCATGACCACGTTGTTCTTCCCTTCGACAGCTCCAGTATGAGGATTGACGTATGCACATCGCCACATCATATCACTCATGCTGTTCCTCACGAGACTATTGGGCCACTCAGTATGAGACCTAGCGAAGTTCATCATCGGCTCAAACTTAGAGAGCGTACCATCCTTGTCTTGCAGGTATTCCTTGATATAGCCGAGGAGCACGCTAGTCACGCGCTTCTGCACCTTCTTAGACTCACCGACAAGGAGACGCTTAGCCATTAGAGAGGCTAGGGAGTAGGACTTACCTGCACCACGACGAGCTAGTTCAAAGGCGTGATTACCACCCTGGAAGGCGTTATACATACCTCCGTTACGCGCTTGGTATAAGTAGTGGTACCTCCAATATACGCCCTCCCACATCTCCGGGAATGCCTCCACGCGGTCAGCAACACCGGGCTGGTCCTCTCTGATCCTAGAGACCATGATAGGGCTGTAGTTGAGATAGTAGTACAGGTCACCTGTTATCCACTCACCATCAGACTCTCGCACGTAGCCGTCAAGGACCCTTCTTGTCTCCTCACGGAGCCATTGCCCGAAGGGAGATGAAGGGTTGGTGTTAGGCTTGAGCTTGGTGTAACAGCCGTACTTCTCGAAGTGTGTAGCTGCAGGCCTGAAGTAGTCCATATCCTCAATGATGTGAGGGTGGGCTATGTCTACTATGATACGGCCGCGCTCATCACGTGGGAGGTCCTTAGCGTGCTTGCGGTGTGGGCTTATGAGGTGCTGGATGAAGGGGACAGACTGAATGAAGTCATCCATCTGCTCCTTCACCTCCTCAGGCATATCAGGTGTGAGGACCTCTAGCGGTGTTTGATATTCATTAAGCTCAATCGTCATCGTCACTAAAGTCAAAGGCATCCTCACCCACAGCCTTCCTCATGCTACCTCGGATAGCGGAGCTCTCCTCAATATCAGAGTTCATACTCCTCTCTACCTTGTTGAGCGTGGTGATAAGATCCGGAAGCTGCTTAACGGTGTTAGTTATTGTATTAGGCTGATAAAGAGGTTTACCCTTATCATCGACCGCGTGGAAGTCGATCTCCTCTAAGAACGCAGAGAGCTTATTTACAAGCATCCTTGTGCTTTCAAGGATCTTGGCCGATGCAGGCTTGAAGGACCCATAGAATGTGATAGCCTCAGTAACGAGAGGGGATGGGGCCCATCCGGACTCCATCCCTAAACCCTCTACGATCATCTTTGTCCTTTCCTCAGGATCAGTGTACATCTGGTACTCTGACCTGGGGTCGGCAAAGAAGTATATGAAAGCTAACTCCAGCTGCGCCGTGACCTTATTCTTGGACTTATCCTTCTTCCAGATATCGGCGAACGGCTTGAGGAGGTATGCTTCTTCAGAGATCACTATGTCAAGCCCTTCCTTCTTGAAGAGCTTGATCATAAGATAATCCTCTTGTCAGGTACAATTATCTTAGAGGTGTGCTGCTGAGCGGCTGTCGCAAGCTCATTCTGCGATGTGATCTCCGTTTCCAGGATCTCTGCTTCAGCCACACCATAGAGGTCTCCTTCGGTAACAATGAGACATTCTACGCCACCGATCTCCAGGGCTGGTAGTTCGATGTGGGCCTGCTCACCTTCACCGCGGAAATGCCTCATGATGTTCACAAGGACGATATCTCCAGGCTCACAGGTCCTGACGCTCGTACCCACATAGACAACACGCATAGGCGTGATCTTAGGGTCGAGGTACTTCATGATGATGTTCCTCTCCTTGAACTTTGAGTCAGCCAGGACGTCCACATCTACAGGGGAGACGACCACGTGGTTGAATGAGGGCTTAAAGCTCTTGATCAGCAGGCCCTTCATCTTCGTCTTGATTTCTTTCATTCTTCTTATTTCTAAATGCGCCCAGGCCATGGATATTCACAGCCTTAGGGCTTCGTTCTTTGATTATGTCTTTAACCGCGGCCCAGTACCCATTGTAGATGGCCTCTACCTCATGAGGAGAGAGTCCATAGGTCTTGGCTACCGCGATGTAATGGTCTCGTAACGCCTTGCTTAGCGTCTTGCTATTCAAGATCATGATACGAAGATACTACATTCTACTTCTTGATAGGCTCATACCGCTTCTCTGCAGCGGCCTTACGCTTCTGGTGGTAGTAGTCAAACGCTTCCTTCCTTATCTCATCTCTGATGGACTCATTCTCGCCACCTCGCTTAGTAGCGGTTGAGGAGAGATAACTATCGAAGACCTGCTCAAACCTCTTATACTCTGGTGTCTTAGGGTTGTTACCTGCGTGCTTCTCCGCGTACGCCTGTCTGAGGGTATGCATATAGACTGGGTACCTATCATCCCCTGGGTAGTAAGCAGCCATGTTCATCATGGGGTCCTTGTTGTAGCCACGCTCCTTTGATGGGTTGTAGAAGATCTCTGCAGGTGTCTGGTCGAGTGCGGCCTTCTCCAGCTTGCCTTCCTTGTACAGCTTAGCTGCTTCAGCTTCGGCTGAGTTTACAGCCATATAAGAGTTTGGTACGCCTTCCATACCGCGCATCTTGGCTCTGACGAATAGGTCTGCCATCATACGACCGCGCATATCCTTGCCATAAACCTTGTTGACATCCTGGTCTCCTTCTACCGTTATCATACTAGCCGCCTTCTTGACTGGGCTAAGAGGATTCTCTTTGATCCCAAGAGCTTCCTTCATAGTGCGGACAATACCATCCATACCCTTCTGGTACTTTGTCGCTGTCTCATCAGATGCAACAAAGCCTACCAGCCCCTTAGCTGCCTTGCCAGGTAGAGAGCTCGCACCATCAAACATTGAGGCGGTGCCGTGTATGAACTCACCAGCTGTACCAAGAACATTGTTGCCAACACCACTAGGATTGATGAGACCTGCATGGCTTCCTATCCTATAGCCAGGTATATCATCACCCACTTCGCCAGTGTTATACCTAGGCAGCTTTTCAGGGTCGTACTTCCCATGTAGTGCGGCGTTAGAGGCTATAGCTGAAATCCCCACATCAGCAGCTGTAGCCAAAGGGCCAGCCCACTTCATGAACTTAGAGTACTTCGCAAACTTAGCTAGCTTAGCGCCACCCTTGAGGGCCTTACCACCGACGATAGCTCCCTCAGCGTTAGCTGCCTTACCAAACCAAGAGCCAGCCTTCTCAGCCTTATCTGCATATTGAGTGGCAGATTCAGCAATAGGTACTATTACCTCCTTCCTCATGACCCTATCAGCAAGATTCCTCCCTACAGCGGCAACACCATAGGCAGCTCTCGCAATGGGCTTCACAAGGGTCTTACCACCAGAGTAGGCCGCGTTGACACCCACCCTACCTGTGATAGCAGCTAGTGTAGCACCTATAGATCCTATAGCTCCAGCATTAGCTAGCTTAGAGACAATGTTACCGGTGTCACCATCGTTAGCCACGTTGTTAGGCTGGCTTATGTACTCGCCAAACCCAGTAGTATTGACAGAACCATTACCACTACTATAGAACCGCTTGACCTTGGTAGAGTCAGCGGCACCACGTAGAGGTGCTGATATTTGTGGTTGATTATCTTTTGCCATATATGTACGTACTATGTTATGCCACAAAGGTAAGGCATAACTATATGGCCTGAGGAAAGAGGACATTGTGGTGGCGTATAAAAGAGCGACGCCCACCCTATGGAAAGGTGAGCGTCATTGTGAGGCCTCGGTGTCAATCGTCCGACCTCACTTTGGAAAGGCTGCGGTTTGCCTTTTGATTGGCGAGGGATCTTAGGCAGGTCTTTGGTGTCCCCCATTTGTGAGTAATAAAGTGTGCCGAACGGATCACTGAATCGCCGCCATCTCACACCACTATCCGCTTGACCGACCTATCAGTTGCGGACCATCGCCTTCGGGGATAGGACCCTACAAGCGCAATGTGTTGCTGTCTTCCTCATGAGGAAAGAGCAGTGATAAGACCTGACCGTAGGGAATCAAACCCTATCCTCGTCAGGAGTACCTACAGTACCAGTCAGTGTAGAGTGTGGGGGAATCGAACCACCGCGGCACCGCCACCCAGCACAGCTAGGCCCAAGCCTTTGGATCACACCCTAAGCCCCGAGGGGCAGAGATAAAAGATAAGATACGATGCAGAAAGGTCGCCACCCTTCACCGCAAAGGTATATATAATCCCCAACCTACCAAAACACCATGCGCCACTCTCCCGAGTAGCGCACAGCTGATAGACAAACTTGAAATGGAAATTGTGGGACTAATCCCACAGCCCAAGAATAACGATAAGATTTATTACACAGCAAAGATACTACCTCTTCCTCAAATCCCCAAAAGCAATACGCACCACCTTCCCAGGCAGTGCGTACCAAAATCAAGCTACACTTGATTAGCCAATTAATCTATTATATCCACGACACAAAGGTACAAAAGATATGCGCACCACCCATGAGAGTGATGCGCAGACCCAGTTTAACAACTAACCTAAATAGTATGGGAGACTCAACAGTGCAAAGATACACCTTTATACGAGAACATGCACCACCCCGAGGAGCAGTGCATGTAACCCTAACTAAACAATCAATATGAAGCCAATTACCTACCGCCACAAAGATAATACATATCAAAGAAGTATGCACCACCCCATATAGAGATGATGCATACAAACAATGGCACACACGAGGGGAAGACTCCCCTACCGCAAAGATATGCATAAAAGCGATACGCGCTATCTTCTCAGACAACGCGTACCTGTAATACTATAAACCAATGGAAATATGATGTGCTGGGAAAAAGCTCAAAACCCAGCAACACAAAGGTACACATAAAACAAATACGCGCTACCCATCCCGGGCAACGCGTATCTAACCGATAAATACCAAACGGTTATGTCGAAACTTCTCACGCCAAAGATACATACTTCTTCCTCCTCAACCAAAATACTCAGGACAATCTACGTCCTCTTCAACCAAGACACAAACACCACTCCCACCTCAGCACCCCTACACGCACCACTAAACCGGGTATCTACACAGCACCCACTCAGCATCACTAAGCACATCTACCATCTCTTCCTCAACCAGAATACACCATCCACTCCTCAACCATAGTACTCATACTAATCGCACAAATGACCACCCTATTAAGGCCAAAAAAATATGACCGAAAAATTTTTAGATACAGCTAAACTCATTTGCGCAGAGAGCTCCCGCTTCGGACCCCTCCCGCTTTCGACGAACCTGGATGGTACCCCTCCGGGTACAAACCAACCCCTGCCGGGGAGCGATGGGTACCACAACGATGTGGCACCCCACCGCTGAGCATAGCGAGCGACACACGTCATAGCTCGCCACCTAGACCTCACCAGTGCAGGACGCTGGCCAGGTCAACAGCACCACGGACACAGAGTCCAGCGTGCAGCTCAGCCAAGGGTATAGCCCGGCTCCACAACAAGGGTGTATTACGACCTGTCTCCTCCTCAGAGACAAGTGATACGCCTTCCTGCGCACGGCATTCCGTGTGAACAAGGCAACAACGCACTGCATCAAGACTTTGAACAGCTTAATGATAGGGATGAGGATGGGAGGGGGCTGGACGTTTCTCCGGCTATTCTCCTTTCTACAGCTACATCTTCTTTGGTGTGTGCTATGGCTATACTTAGCTGTTGTTGCCTTGTTAATCTGTCGTACACCATCCTGGTTGGGGTGGTGTTCATTATTGTTTCACTTCCTAACACCTTACTACAATGGAAGCAATCAAGAACCTCCGTGAATCGTCCGTCCTTCTGTCTAACCTTAATATGTCCAGCTATGATGAGCTTGCTGAGCGCATCTACTCCTTCAGTCGTGTTGAGGAATGCCTCTACTATGATGTTGACGAGGAAGAGTCTATGGGATGGGTCGAGAAGATTGTCCTTGACAGTGCTGAAGCGAGAGATAGAGACTTTATGGCAAGCATCAGTATGTTTGCTACTGAGGAAGAGTATCGTATTCTCTACAGCAAGCTATGTGGGATGGCTCAGATGGATTACTGGCTGGATCTCGATATGGAGCTAACTCAGAATGCGGCTATTGCAGCTGAGGAAGAGATGGATGATCATATAGCATTCTGTGCTAGCCTTGATCATAGTCCCGTAAGAACTCAAGGCCCACACGATCTCCCCTTCTAATAACAGCAGTCACCTTCCCCACATCGGGGGAGGTGGCTTATCATACTAACCCTATAATAACAACACGATTATGAACGCATATAGAATCCCACAGGAAACGCTCAAGCAATTCGGTGCAGCACTCTCAGACGAAGCTATGCTCGATGAGCTGCACTCGACCCTTGACCTATGTCTAATCTCTGAGGAAGGCGAAGTCATCTTTGCTATGCAACTCGTTAAGACTCACCGTGAAATGGCTGAGTTTATGGAAGAGTATGCAGAGAAAGAAGACTACGTAGCCGTCCTCAACGCAGCTAAAGACGAGAGAAATCGTCGACGCTCACTGCGTAGCTTTGTTAGCGATGCTATCCGCGACAAGCGAGCTTACATCAAGTACCAAGAGGTCCTCGCTGGAGAGACCGACGACCTCCCATTCTAACGCCCTAAAGGGGGAGGAGGGCTAAAGCCTCCCCCATACTTAACAATAACCGCCTAACGGCACAACACCTACAGATATGAATACTATCAACGTCAACAACGAGATCACCGCTATCATCAACGCAGCTAAGACCGCCATACCTAATGCCGGCACCAAGGATAGCGCAGTCGTAAACTATCGCCTTGCTTACGAAGCCATCGTCAAGCTGATGAGCAAGGCACGCATCCTACAGTTCGTCCTATGTCTAATCATTAGATGGGCACAGCCCAGCCAGAAGAAGGCTACGCTCCTGCGTGATGTCCTCGACAATCGCGTACGCAAGTATGGGCTCCTGAGGAAGACAGCAAGCTCTCTTCCCTCCTTCTATGTCCTGATGGGTGGTGCTATAGCACACCTCATCTTCAGGATAAGCAAGAAGGAGAATGGTGCTCTGTGGCTGACACATATCTTCCAGAATGGTCCTTACCACAGTAAGTCCAGCATCCTGCGCAATGGTGCTATTGCTCTGGATAGCCTGCGGGAAGACGGCAACTATGGAACGAGAGCTGAGGCCAGAGCGCTGAACGTCATCGTCTCCGTCTGTCACTACGTCGGCATCTCCGACCCCCTCCTGTGTGCCCGCCTGTACCTCTACCGTCAGGCCAGCCGTATCTTCTAACCCCTCCGACCTATGGTCGTGTCTAACCAAGCCCTGCCAGGGTGTGGGTTGTTGCCTGCATCCTGGCGGGTGTTCCTCCGGCTGATGGCTCTTGCGGCCTTCGGCCGAGTCTAACCAACCCCTGTCGGGGCTTTCTGCCGTCCGTGACTCCGCCTTCGCCATCCTCCCGGCCTCTACATTGCCGGTGCGAAGCATCGCCACGTCTCTGCCGCCTGCACGGAACTGCAGGTACCGCCGATTGACTTCGGTTCACCAAGTATGGTCCGCTCTAAGGACCACAGCTACCCGACCCACGGTGGGAAGGGAGCATTACTTCAAAAGCGAATAAGAATTATGGCTCGCAAGACGAAGATCGCAGCTGAAGCTGCACAGAACAACATCGCAACTGAACTTAACAACGCCGAAGTTCAGGGTATGCACGTAGACGGCGTTGAAGCTACTGAAGCTACTCCAGTCAATCCCTTTGAGGAGACTGTAGAGACCGTTGTAGAGCGCCCACGCGCATATACGGTTACGGCTAAGTCCATCGAGCTTACGCAGATGGCTGACCTCAAGAAGCTCGGCGTGCTCAGTACGTTTGTGATGAAGACACAGTATGGCGACCGCCAGCAGGCCTTCATCAGCGTAGATGGCAAGCCTACAGCAGTATGGGTTAATGGCACCAAGGAAGGCCCACAGGTCTTCGAGGATGCACTCGCCCTTACGCAGCAGACAGGTCAGGTGTTCCACGTGAACCTGCAGATGCGCATCGTAGACAATCAGCCTGCCGGGTACAACCTGTTCATCGGCAACTACGAGGCTGACCCACGCTACAAGATGAACTTCTTATAGCCTTACAGCTATAAACCAGATGGTCATCTTGGACGAACTCAATCCCTCAGTGACTTCGGTCATTGAGGCGATTGATATCGTTTCCGCTGGGAATCAGATGCTACGCGACTTCCTGGACCTTGTACGCAAGGCTGGAATCAAGCGTCAGCTCGTCTATTATAATCAGGATACGTCACGTATGTGTCTTGACTTTACCACGGAGAAGCCTGTAGAGGTAGTCCGTGGTAAGACCATCGGATGGGGAGCCACCGTCTATTGCGGACCAGTACCGCACGAGGCGACCCATCAGACTATCGTCCTCTACAAGGCGTAGAGCGCAAAGACCTCCGAAGGGAGGTCTTTTTTGTATAAGCGGTCTATAAGTGCTGCGCGCTTATAGCCGAGTACAGGGTTAATACGACCAGCGTGTGGAGCCGCTTGGAACTCCGGCTTCGCACCTGCCGCTTGTATTAGGGGTGTTCACATAGTACGTCTTACTTTCCGTTCTCCTTGTGCGGCCTGCCATTTGTAAGGTGGTGGTAAGTTGCCTGAGGAAGGGAGAAAGAGGGGAGAGGCGTACTATGCGAACATCGGACCTTGCGCTTTACCCTTGATGCTATACCATGAGTATAGGGACATACACATACATAGAGCTGGCATTGACCAGCAAGCTAACAGGGGCTTGAGGAAAAGCTCCTGAGGAGAAGACAGTCTAACTAGCGGGTATACTTAGCACATTACGCCTTAGGACCTTTACGGCCTAAAAGATTAGGGGTACCTTTGCATCAACAACAATACGAATATGAAGCCATATCTCAACAACGCTCAGTACGCACTATCAGTAGTAATCTCAATCTTTGGTATCCTCTTCCTCATCTGCACTTACGGCTGGAAGGAGGAGGATATCAACATCTTCCTGTGGTTTATCGGTCAGGTGATCGGGTACGCCACACTCTTCGCCGTAGCAGCTGCCATGCTCGGTACAGTAGAACGACTAACAAAGCATAACTAATGGACAGAAAGACCGCTGAGAGGCTTATGAACAAGCTGGTGGAGCTACCCTCAGGCTGCAAGCTCAAGTGGCCGTGGCGCTACTATGCGTACGAAATCAAGGCCATATATCTCATAGTGCCTAACAATAGTAAGAAGTACTGTTACTACATCCAGCACACTGAGGAGAGACTGAGTGGCGAGAACGAACGTAGAGTACACCTGACGTTCTTCAGGGGACCATACGCTGCGTCACACATTGCAGCAGCATACGTGAACTACTCCTTCATGGAAGAGTTTGACCACGCCAGCTTTAGGACGAGCTCCGTAGATCACAACTTCGTACGACAGAGAATCAGAGAGGCTGTATTCAACATCCTAATAGACCGCTTCTGGGAATGGGAATATGCCGTGATGCCTAAGCAGTATGATCCTGAGGAGATGAAGAGACAGGTAGAGCTCAATGTCGTCATCCCTGACTATGATGAGGTAGACGGTGTACTACACGCCAAGATCCACCCAGGAACGGATAAACAGGTAGACTACTTCATTAGGACTGAGAGAGCCTTATCTATGGAGTCCTCAGGTCCTGGTCTCCTCATGTACCATCACTTCTGGGATCGTGATGACAAGGATAGCAGTCCCAGACAACTCACTAAGGAAGCAACTATGACGCTCCTCCTCTCAGTCCTACGCACGGAGGACAAGATGGTAGAGCGAAGAAAGAATAGAAAATCAATAAAGCAAGAATAGCATGAGTAAGACAGCAAGACAGATCTGCATTGAGAATGCTAAAGAACATGAAGAAATAGGGCTAGCATCGTTACGTAAGCGATACGTAGAGATGCTTGATGCACTGAGAATCTACAACGCAAAACTACAGGTGAGGCCAGACGAGAATAAGACAAGACTCGCGGCACAGAGAGTGAGTACACTTGTCGGCTTCCTCAAATACGGAAACCACAAGGAAGGCGAAGTAGCAGCTGAAGGAGCTGGCAATTACATCTATGACTATCTCATGATGATTGCAGAAACAGTCGTACAGAATGCAGAGATAACAGAGATCGTAGAAAGTCCAACATATACATACGAGTTCATCCTTCCAGCGTTCTATCACAAGGGCATTGTGACGGACCCGAAGACCTCGGAGTATATCAAGTCATTTGACTTTGAAGCTAGACTAGCAGCAAACGTGTACAGAAGCATGGAGGATGCAAAGTACACTCTATGGGCAATGAAGGATCTCTTCCTTATCGGATGGATCCTTGGCATCGACTTGGACGAAGAGATAATTCAACTCACAAAAGAAAAAGAGTAACAATATGGAAAAAGCAGAGTACCAAGGCGAAGCCCACTACAAGGGTTATCAGTACGAGCCTGTCAAGTTTATCATTGATATGAAGTTCGACTTCATCCAGGGTAATATCCTCAAGTACCTCGTACGATATCGCAAGAAGAATGGTCTTCAGGATCTGAAGAAAGCAAGGAATTACGCTGAGTTCAGTCATAGCTATCCCACTCGTGTGACAAGCTATGGTGTCGTCCTTGAGGAGATGGATAACCTCAGAATGGTCTGTGACTTTGTCTCGCAGAAGGAGTTTGACGAAAAGACTCAGGACTTCCTCATGATCGTAATCACGCTAATCTGCAACTACCAGATGAAGGAGCTTGCTCACCTCATCGATATGCAGATGGCGATAGAGTACCCTAAGAACCAACATGGAGCAGAGTAAAAGAGAAATTATACTGAGTAATCTCAGTGATGCATCAGGATCACTCATTGACCTGTGGAATAACCTAGACAGTCTCATAGAGCGATGCGAGGTTGAAAACAGGTACCCATCAATCCAAGAGCTAAGAGACCTAAAAGAACATATAGATGACACAGAAACATTCATCACAAGAATCCATAAGATAATCAATGGATGACGATAGAGAATTGCTCAGGCTAATCAAGGTAAATATAGACAAGGCCTTGAGATTAGCCGAGGCAGAAGAAGAAAAGGTCAAATGGTATAGATTGTCTATAAGGGACAAAGCCAAGGCTCGTAACTATGACAATATAAAGTCTCTACTCAAAACGATAAGTAGAAACATCGAACTCAATACAGAGAACAAGTAAGACATGGATAAGCTAGAATCAACGCAGGTAGGCGGTACACACTACCAAGGATATGACTATCAGCCCATCGAGCTCATAGAAGACCTCAAGCTGAACTTCACTGAGGGCTGTATCCTCAAGTATGCTATCCGCTTCCGTGATAAAGGTGGTAAGGATGATCTCCTCAAGGCACTAGACTATGTAAAGCGAGAGCTGGTCAAGTACTTAGATACGCCTGAAGAGGAGCGAAAGGTGAAGAAGGTCGACCCAGAAGCCATCGCCAATATCGTATTCTTCGCTATTCAAGATAGAGTCAAGGACGAAGATAAAGACTTCATCATTAACGTAGCTAAGTACCTGCACGCCGGGATGATGACCAAGGTAGGTGAGGTCATCATGGACAAGATCAAAGAGCTTTACCTCAATGAGGATGGCTTACCCAAAAAGACTCTACCGTCAGCTCCGGTAGAGCAGCTCAAGCAGATCAAGGAAGCTGCGGACCACGTACTGAGTGAAGTCCAGAAGCGAGAAGATGAAGCAAAAGGCAATGGCTTCTTGGAGGTGGTAATCGCCAACAACGAAAACTGTAGTGATATGAAACTCATGCTACAGATCATCAGAGATACTATCACACTCTAATCACAACGCCCACATCGCCCTAACCCGGTGGTGTGGGCTTTATTAGTATAAGCACAATGAGAGAACTACTAAGATACATCATCATATTCTTCCTCGGAGGTATAGTAGCTGCATCAACAATCTTTTCCTTCCTCAAAGACCATGAGGAAGAGAGTAAGAATGAAGAGCCAGGTCTCCTGTGGATTGCAGACACCAACAAGAAGTACACAGACTTCGAGCCTGGTCTTGTAGCCTTCCTCAAGGACACACCCACACATAAGGTCCTCTACGCTATCGATGCCAATGAGGAAGCCGAGAGTTACTTCGGTCTCTACCTGATCACCGACAGCGCAGGTACCACCTTCTCAAAGCTCCTCTTCATGGCTAAGAGCGTAGAACAGCTTCAGAAGGCCGCAGAATCCCTCAGTGGTACAAATACCCAGGAAGGAACTTTGAAGCTCCCACGGGGGCTGAAATGAGCTCACAGAGTAAAATATAAACTAAGATAACAATGGATACAGCAAGATATTCCTCAGTATCGTACGTCATTGAAGGTCCCCAGATGATCCTAGGATACATCAATGGCGTTATCAACAAGTACATGCAGAACAATGGCAACACCTGGCTTGGTGGTATGCTCTACGACCTAGGTGCCGTTAAGGGCGACCCTCAGGTAGTCTGCCCACGATCCTACCTCAACTCTATAGAGGCCGATCTATCAAGCACGCCAGTCGTACTACGTCTTGAGACAGAAGAGATGTACGGCAAGTCGGAGTTCATGCACTGCCTAGCCCAGGAGTTCAAGGATATCAAGATCTACTATCGCGAGGTAATGCGTGAATGTGGAGTCCTCAAGACCAACGATGAGGAAGGGAAGTACTTCCCAGAGAGATACCGGGTAGACTACAAGGTAGGAGATAAGACCGGTACTGAGTACGTCAAGACTGAGGATGAAGCTCTTGATATCGCCTACAAGCTCACAGACATCGGCTTCACCGAGCTCTTAGAGGTAGAGTGCTGGAACAATGACCAGGTCTACGACGAGGACACTGACGACTACATCTACATCAACGAGTTCTTAATATCAGACTAATATGCCAAACTGGGATTCAATACAATACACCATCAGAGGAGAGGAGAATGAGCTGCAAGAGATCTATGATGCTCTCCTCAAGATGAAAGAGTTAGAGCATCCTGATTGGGTAGGTAGCGTACTTACAGGTCTAGGCTTTGATAGGAAATTCCTAGAAGACTACCAGCTTAGAGCCTTCGTACAAGACTTCTCCTTAGAAGATGGTCAGCTGGTCATCACCACCGAAGAGGCGTGGTGTATGACGGACTTCCCCAATTTGCTCCTTGAGATATTCCCTAACCTTGATATCTTGTATATTGAGGAAGAGCCAGGATGTCAGATCTACGAGACTAACGACGCAGAAGGTTATACTTACCCAGAGCGAGCTAAGGTAGACTACTCTATCGATGGCAAGGATGGGACCGAGTACTTCCACTCAGTAGAAGAAGCTATCAAATTCGCCCAGGAAGTCTCAGGTACGAACCTCAGATCATCTAAGGAGTTCAGAGAGTGGAGCAACAATAACCCTGACCTAGATCACTATTGCTACATCAATGTGTTTAAGGTCACTAATGAGTTTAGACAATGACAGAAGATCTAAGACAACGAGTCAAACTCTTTGGGAAGCTTGCAATAGCTTACTCTATCCTCAATGAGGAAGATAGTCAGAAAAGCAAGGACCTAAGAGAAGAGTTGCAACTCGAAGTGTTTATGCCTAATACATCGCTTGACAAGGAAGGAAAGACCATTCTCGTTGCGATCGAAGACTCAGTCATCTCTATAGGCATATCCCTAATCGCAGCGCAGAAGCATGGGATCATGCCAATAGAAAAGGATTTTGAATGGGCTATCCAATCAAGATTCTTTGCTCTAGAGCTTTGTTCCGTAGGCCTGAATGAGGCTGATGACCAAAACCAATGGTACATCGATAGCTATATAAAGGGCATAGGAGTAAAGCCAGTTCTACCATCCGCGCTCTATAAGTTCTATGGGCTCAGACTCATACGACTGGAGGACCAAGAGATGGAAGAAGAGGCAGAGAGTATTATCTCGGAGGTCATACATCATTCCAGAGCAACACTACGAGGCTACTTAGAGGAAGCCTTAGAGAAGAGCGAGAATGGAATAGACCTGAATGACATAGGGGGAAGATCAATAATCATGCAGTATAGTCCCAGCATTGGGGAACGATTCAAAACATTATAATCAAGAACGAACATGTATCAAGGAGAATTTGAATGGGGCAATCTCGCCCTCATCGGAATCGAGATCCACAAGAACGCAGTCAACAAGGGCTTCTGGGATGAGGAGCTTCCACCCTCACACTACCAGGGGATGATCGTCTCTGAGCTTGGTGAGATGATCAACGCTCACCGAGCAGGCCTCATCACCAAGGTCGACCTCAACGAGCTGATCAACGAGACTGACGACGAGAAGTTCAAGAAGCGCTTTGAGGAAGAGGTCAAGAACAACTACGAGGACGAGGGTGCAGACGTGGTCATCCGAGCGCTTGACGCTCTGGCTAATGAAGGAGAGAGCGAGATGCGCACGCATCTGGTCGACTCACTCATCATGATCGAGCAGAAGATCAAGAGGACTCTTGAGGAAGAGGGGCGTACGGAAGCCTACAAGGAGCTGTCTATGCCATCGCACGTATGGTACATCATGCGCAACGCAGGCAATATCGATCTAGAGTTCGGTAATGTAGGGTCCTTCTGCCACATCATCGCAGAGATCCACCTGATCTCTGAGCTTATGGGCTTTGACCTAATGAAGCACATCCAGGTCAAGATGCGCTACAACGAGATGCGCCCCTACAAGCACGGCAAGAACTACTAGGATAACTAGTAGGCTAACAACCAAGGTATCCCCGGCTCTCCTATAGGAGGGCTGGGGATGCTTTGTTAATACAGGAACCTATGAGTAAGGATGAAGAGCTAGACAAACTATTTGGGTTCGAGCCTCTACACTTCAAGTACTATCCCTATATCAGAAGCGACAACTGGTATTGCCAATCTAGTCTGGATGTATTCTACGAGGTCACCAAGCGCGATGGTGAGATTATGATCACATCACCAATGGAACTCTTCGGGCAGAAGTTCAATAGTGTGGAGAATGCTATCAAGGCCTGCCGAGAGCATCACAAGAACCTCATACTAAACCAGCAGGAGAGATATACTATCTCCTCCTCAAACCCTAATAAGCAACAACAACTATGATCACCAAGGAACAAATCAAGGAACAGATGAAGGACCCAGAGTGGGTAAGCCCAGCTGGAAAGGAAACCGGTACTACGAGATGTGTATGGGACCCAGTATGGGGAATGCGTATCCTAGCAGTTAGAGATCCCTTTGCAGACGGATGGATCGCAAACGCCATTCATCCAGGATACTCAACAGAGATCTGCGCAGGCAAGACCTTCCCAGAGATGGAAGAGGAAGTCAAGGAGTGGGTCGCAGACGAGATCTATCAAGTACTAAAGCAATCAAAACAATGATTAAGACATACAGAAGCAAGGATGGAATCATCTTCAAGGGCCTGCAATACAACGGTAAGAACATAGAAGAGTTCTACAAGCAGGTTAATCACCCTGACAATGAGATGGGAATACGCGTACAAACTGGTATGACATCTCCGGTAACAGAAGACACAAGTGGACTTTACCTCTATTTCAACGGAGCGTACTTAGAACTCAAGAAGGGCGATCACTTCTTGTACAGCCAGGACACTCGGTTATACGGAGTGCTCAACAATAGTGAACTAAAAAGGGAATTTGAACAAGTGAAGTAGAATCTAGGCCTCCTCAGAAATGAGGGGGCCTTTAATAGTATAAGCTATGGGGAAAGACGAGAAGCTGAATAGACTGATAAGTCTATCCATAAGAGTCTCCGAAAAAGCCGTGAACATACAAGCTACAGAAAAGCTCAAGGAAGACCACAGGAGAAACACGGAGAACGAGATCAAGAAAATGCTGAACACCGAGATCTACTATGCCTTAGCATCAAGGAAGATAAGGGTTGATGTCCAAAAGATGGCATCATCTCTCCTCAAGGTCCACAAGCTAAGAGGTAGGATGGCATTCATCTGCAAGATAGCTAGGGATTTAGTAGATAGAAAGATGGTGAAACTCGAGGATTTATCAGATCAGGGTAATATAGGAGAGCCACCGCCACGTATAACGATAAGACAAAGACCGAATGACACTGTAGGTGGACCAACTCATACATGGATTAGAGTCTCAAAGCCAGTGAAATTCAAAGGAATATGCGCTCTAGTTATACCTACAGATAGACCAATGAATATAAGTACAGTCGGATCAGAAGGTATATACTACGATGAGATCAAGGAGATGCTTGACTGCACGCTTGAGGTGTTCGATGAGTTTGAAGCAGAGTTCATCCAGCGCGTAGAGAAGTGGCTAAGTAAATAAGACAAGATATGACAAGAAAAAACCGAAACGAGCTACTACGCTCTATCGCCATGGTGCTCATCTCCTTCATCGCAGGACTCAGCGCAGTGGTATTCTTTGAAACTGACATGATCACCGGTATCACTCAGACCGCCATGTGCCTATCTGTAGCCATCTGTATGCGCCTCCAACGATACGAGTAGTATGATAGACCTAATGATCCTTTATCTCCTCGTACAGGGCGTTTACTTGATCCTGGCGAGTGGATACCCCACAGAAGTAAGGGCTTTTGTTATCCTCACATTCATCTGTGCGGTAGCGAGAGCTGAGCAAAGAAGAAGTAATAGATCCTGAGGAAGGGACAGTATCCTCTCCTCATGAGCAAATCAACAGAAACAACTATGAATGAGAACCTAATCCCTGAGTGCAGGGAGTTCACGATGATAGAGGAGCTATGGCCTATCAAGAAGTACGAAGGCAATAGACCTGTATGGGATTGCCGTAATTGGATCGTAGGAGCCGTACAAGACGAGATCCTTGAGCATGTAAAGAGATATAGCTACCCATACGTATTGACGCTCTCAGAAGAGCCTATATGGACTCAGGTGGGATATGAGAATAGGGGAGATAAGAGCTACACAGTAGGTATGCAGAAGCTCTCACCCCTAGAAATCAGTATGATCGTTACCCCTTTCTTCAGGAAGGGATATAGGATCTACCAAGATGAGAAGAGTAAGTGCATCAAGATCTCAAGAAAGGAGATCCCGGAGCTTAACACTCTTCAGATGCCACCAGACATAGTACAAGGACCAGCTGGATCCAGTAGATTAGATCAGATCTGGGCAAAAGAGGAGCGTGACGCAATAGGCTATATGATGGAGCTTCTAAGATACAGAGGGTTCTCCGTGGTAAAAAGAATCGACAACGACAAGACATCTGTCAAGTTTACCATATACCTAGAACACGGAGGACCGACAGTAGATGCCGAAATCAGAACTCTCGACAAGAGCGCGGAGGTTAGCATCTTATATCAAGCGGTAATCGAGGTGGACGAAGAGACAACAAGGATAGCCGGACGCTCAGCTAACATGTCGGAGTCAGTAGGATCTAGAACAGCCCATGAGGCTGCAGCGTGGATCACGAGAGCCGTTACAAACATCAATAGACAACTTCAGATTAATGGTAAAAAGAATCGCGACAATAACGATCGATAAGATCCGCGGTGCAACAATGGACTACTTCGAGACAAGCATCGAGGTAGTCCACTCTATGATCAACATAGATGGCGATGTAACCGAGGATAAGGAGAAGAGAGTACATCGCTCTCCTCACATCGAAGATGAGCTGTTATGGATCTCTGAGACCCTTAATCCTGAGGAAGAGAGAGATGAGTAATTCTCTTCAATTCTCATAAATCAAAGAGAATCTCCAAGAACTTATGAACCCCAGCAATGGGAAAGTATAACTCTAATCACAACTTAAAATGAAGCTATTCCAAGCTAAGGTCTCGTATGAGACAACCTTTGATGAGAAGATGTCCGAGTCTTACCTCGTCGAAGCACCTAACTACGCCTTCGCTGAGATCCTCGTCGAGAAATGGGTAACACGTCAGTATGGCTACAAGAAGGACAGCCTGAAGATCGACTCTCTCAAGGTCGTCAAGGCCGAGCTAGAGATGCAGGAGCTGCGCGATGATCAGTATCCGCTGTTCTTCCTGGTCACCTATCAGGTAGATACGATCTCCGAGGTTGGCAATGTAGCCAAGAGCACCACACGCAAGCTCTTCCTCTCCGTAGAGGACTTCACAGCGGCCTTTGCGCTCGCCACTAAGTTCAAGAAGGACTTTGACGGTGAGAGCAGCCAGGAGACAATCCTCTCTATCAAGGACACGCCTATCGTAGCCTTCCTTGAGGACTCTATCGTAGATCAGTTCATCATCAAGCGTAACAAGGAAGAGCTTACGCTCGAACATCAACCCAACTAATAGACTATGACGCAAGAAGAAAAGGAGCTCCGCATCAAGGAGCTAGAAGCAAGCAAGACTAAGACCGAGAACTTCATCGATGTAGCTAAGAGCGCAGAAGAACTAGCTGACGCTACTATGGACTTCTTCCTCAAGATGAACCGGGCGGTCGTCAATCATGAAGATCCAGGCACAACAGCTAAGTTCTTCTCTGAGGGGATGACCACCATCACAGCTCTCGCTATGTCCACTAAGCTCTCTTCCTCAATGGCTGTAAAGTTGGAGGGGATCCAGCTTGATATTATCAACGCTCAGCTCAAGCGTCTAGGCGTAGAAAGCAAAGGCGAGAATAACAACCCTATCGCTAACTAGTCTTCTCTAGACTAAGTAGTATATGTGTAACAAGCAGACCACCGGCTATCTCTAAAAGGTAGTCGGTGGAACGCTTAATATCAAAAGCAAAATGGGACGATACGATAAAGTAGAGATTACATTCTGGGATGAATGGGGAGGTTTAATATATCCACTAATCTTCCTAATACCCATATTCATAGGAATGCGCCTTGATGCGAAAGATCAGCACCTGAGAGATAACGGTGTTGTAATAGAAAAGACAGTCAAGCCCGCATGGATATCCTCAGAAGACAACTACTACCTGACAATCAAACGTGACGACAAGCACGTCATAGAAGAACGAGTAGCGAAGATAGTCTACATGGATACCAACGTAGGAAACAGAGTAAACATCAATAAGCTGAAATGACAAGACAAGAAATACTAGCCCAGCTTGAACCGCTGGAGTGGAAGAAGGATAATAGAGATCCTAAAGTTCAGAAGGCTGGCACCATCTTATGGTACGACATTGAGATCAAACGTGAGGCTAATGGCCGATACACGATATCAAAGATCGATATCGCAGACAGCAAGACTAAGGTCTTTGAGAACGTACGCTCAGAAAAAGATGCTAAGGAAATAGCATGGGCAATGTACGTGAATCAAGCAACAGTAACATTTGGAGGATTATGACAAGGGAATATCTAGAACAAGAACTGTTGCCATTAGATTGGCGACCTATAGGACGATACGGCTATAGAGATGAAGACGTAGCAGCACCGGCAGAGTCTCTAAACTATTGGTATGTGATATTCAGAGACAAGAATGGATATACCGTAAACAGGGAAGAAGACTCAGGGCGCAACGTTATAGATATAGCAACAGGAGTCAAAACCATCGAGGAGGCTAAGGCTATCGCATGGAAAGACTACGTAGATGAAATAGAAGACCTATTCAGAATAGAGCCATGACAAGAGAACAACTAAAACAGGAGCTTAAACCATTGCATTGGAGTCGGAGAAAGATCGGGGACAGGGAGGATATCTATGCCCACTCTGGAATACAGTGTTCTTGGTATAGCATATACGAACTAGATGGTATGTACGCAGTGGCTATCGAGGACTTTGACAGGAGGTGGAGCGTTGGCATCGCAGTCGACATCAAGACGATAGAGGAAGCTAAAGCCATAGCTTGGGAAGACCACGTAAATTATATACTACAGCAATTCAAGTAACAACTATGACTAGAGAGCAAATAGAACAAGAGTTGGAAGCTCTAGAATGGGAAGAGTCAGCATGCTACAGCAACACACTGGAAGCAGCAACCATCAGCTTCAACTTTGATTACTTAATATCAAAAGAAGAGGATGGATACACCCTAACAGCTGAAAACTGGGAGCAAACCATAAATACCACTATAGCCACAGGGGTTAAAACGGAAGAAGAAGCCAAAAGTATAGCTTGGGATGATTACATCGATAGAGCTATGAGAATGTTCAAGTAACAACTATGACAGAAGAACAACTATCAAAAATGCTCAAGCCACTAGAGTGGTATGAGGAAGAGGACTATCCTGGAGACGAGTATGCAGATACGAATCTATGGTACAACTTCTACCTGGACCTTTCTATGGGTGAATACAGCCTCCTCAAGGTCGACATCAACCATGAGACCTACCTTATGGCGGAGGGTATCAAGACGCTTGAGGAAGGAAAGAAGCTAGCCTGGGAAGAGTATGTAAAGGACGTAATGAGTATGTTTTAAGAACAACAACTATGAACAGACAAGAATTAGAGAAGATCGTAAAGCCCCTGGAGTGGGATGTGTATAGTGGCGGAGCGTGGATCAGAGCAGAAACAATGATCCAATTCAACTTCCGGCTTGAGAGGGTAGGAGAACATTACCTAGTCCAAAGAGACTATCTCGGTAGCACAACCCTAGAGTACGCCCTTCCTGTGAGCCTAGAAGCGGCTAAGGAGATCGCGTGGGCTAAGTACCTTGACACAGTAGCTAGCATCCTCAAGAACCAGCCAAAGGAGGAAGAATAGGATTACATACTTTCTCTTCCTCAAGTCCCAGATATTCTTCCTACCTTTGTGGTGGCCCAGCAATGAAGCCGCCTAGCGGGTGTAGAAGTACACGGCACGCCAAGGGCGGTGGATAGCTGGAGATTCCCCTCCTCATTCATCGGTGTCATCGTACGTCCTGTGAGGAGAATGAAAGCCACCAGGAGCTTTGGGTAGTAACCCAGGGGATATAAAACAATTGACGGATAGGTGGCCGGCTGGTAAAGTGATCCGCGTCTAGGTCTGGACCGACCGAAAGTGAGCTAATACTACTACTCAGGTCCTGATTAGATAAAGAGTAGCGTGTCGATTGACCGTGGGTACGTGTTGCCTGAGGAAGAGAGACAGCCGAGAGGTTGAGGAGTGGATACCATCGTGGGACCCTACCCCTGG